GACTACCAGTTTGGAAGTCATTGATAGTGCTAAAATTTATGATGGGGGTTGAAATTAGTCTCAAAGTACACCTCTAAGTAGTTCTTACGTTAAGATTGGCAAAAATGCTTGTAAAAGATGAGTTGTATGGTACAGTAGATATGAGGGCCTATATGATCATTTGTCTATCTGGTTGGAAAAATTCTGGAAAAGATACCTGTGCTAACTACTTGATTGAAAAGCACAATGCCCTTCGTATATCACTTGCGGATCCCCTAAAAGACCAAGTATCCCTAGAATTTAATATAGATAGGGCATCACTGGATGATCCAAAACTTAAAGAGTCTCCAATACTTACAATGCCAGTTGATCCTAAGGACCGTTTTAGTAGAATGATTGCGGAGTTTATGTTTAAGGAATTTCGAAACGAGAGAGGTGGTCAAGTTTCCGAATTCGATTATTACAATGACTCATTTGTGGGCAAAACGGATGACGGTTATGGCTGGTGCAAGCTATATTGGACTCCTCGTGCCTTGGCCATCCTCAAAGGGTCAACCAATAGGTCCGTGAGATCTGATTTTTGGATACAAAAAGCCTTCGATAGCATTGACTGGAAATCTAGACAGTTGAACGTTATTACGGACGTAAGGTATCAATCGGAAATTAAGCAAATTAAGGACAAATACGGAGATAGGGCCTTATTTGTTAGAGTTAATAGGTACGATAAGTCTCCATCCGAGGACCCATCTGAACGAGATTTGGATAACTATAGTTTCGAGTATTCTGCAGACAATACCGGCACTTTAGAAGAAACTTATGCTCAATTAGAAAAGATCTACAATACGGTACTATAACATATTTGTTAAAAATAAAAAAGCGATACGTTATGTTGATATCCAATTTAGGATTGCGTAATTTAAAATAAAAAAGCCCCCGTAAGGTATCACCCTACGGAGACCTAATTAATCTAACTATTGAAAACTATTAAGTAAACAGCTGACCCTGAAGGTTTTCAACAATCGCATTCTTACGAGGAGCTTCCACAGCAAGCGTAGTCCAACGATAGAAGGCATTATTTATAGAAAGCTGGCTGATACCTAACTGAAGCTTCTTGAATCCAGAGAGTTCTCCAAGATGCATCGTATCACGTTGAATCAAGAAACCCGTCAAAGCACCAGGAGCCCTGTTACCAAGGTCCGTAAACGTAGCGCCAGATGGGGTAGCCATGATGTTCCCGATGAAGAGGACGCCAGGAGCAACCGTAGCTGCCACACCGGCAGCCGTACGATAAACCCTGTAGTACAGAGCGCCAGCAGCAGGACCAATCGTCAGTGTAACCTTGTTACCGACAAGAGCAGGGGTAACAGTGGTGTAAGCCGACAATGGACCTTCGCCGGAGCTGTTAACGGCAGCAGCAGCGTACGTATACGCAGCAGCCTGAAGGAGTGAACCAGCAGCGCCGCCGTCAGCAGCAGAAGCGGTGGGCTGAGAAGGGGCGCCCTGAATCTGCTGATTGATTGGGTTGATCTGCTTACGAAGATACTGTGACATCTCCAAAGTGATCGCGCCGCTCGAAGTCCACTGAGTGCGAAGGTGTGAACCAGTCGCTTCCTGAGGACTACCAGCAAGAACAATACGTTCCTTAGCCTGGCTGATCTTGTTGTACGCTGAAAGGGACGAAGGATCAAGCATAAGCTTGTCGGCGCGACCCATGTTAAGAGCAGAACGAACCGAAATGTCTTCGATCAGGGACTGCGTAAGAGCAGCGCCACCGGCAGAAAACACAACCGTTGCGCTTGAACCGTACGAAGCAAACATGAGATCCTGACCATTACGTTCAAAGTCAGAAGCACGGACCTGAAGGTCCACGCCGCGCATGTTAGCAAGAGCAGGAACGAGACCTGGGTTACCATCGAACACGCCCTGATTTGAGAAGTCGGAATTACCTGCGAACAGGTCAAACTCGATATCCTGAGCCAAGTTAAGGGCAGCGTCCTGAGCCTGGCGCTCTTCGGCAGTGACCTTATCAAACGTTTCAACAGCGTTCGCTACGAGCGAATGTTCGCGTGTATCAACGTAGTAAGCCATCGGCACAACGAGACGAGCAGCTTGGCCAGTCTTTTTTGCCCCGAGCATACCTTCGTAAGCCGCTGACCCGCCGAAACGGCCAACAGACAATTTACGATTGTATTGGTAAAGGTTGCTCTTAGTATTGCGTACATCGAGCATCTTCTGCAATTTGATAGTTTCTTCCGCAGCAGTGACGTTAACCATAACCGGAGCTAGATCTTCGATCTGGTACGCGGCACCTTGGACCAGCGTTGAGGGCGCGGCGTTATAAGAACCTGCCTCCAAAGCTTTCATAAGTGACTGAAGTTGTTCAAGCATTTTATATCTCCTTGTTTCCTAAATTTGCCATTGCTTAGCTAAGCAGGTGGCGAACCGTTTCAATGTTTTTGCTAAAGTAATAGCTGTTAATGGCATCCCTATCCGACTTAGAAAGCGACAGATCTCTTGCTTTAGCCAGAAGCTTCGCATCGATTTCACTCTTTTGAAGAGGCTTTTCTTTGTTGGCACCTTCGGTTTTAGCGATGATATCAAGAGAAACGATAGCCTTACCAGCAGGAGCAGTCTTTTCAACGAATTTCTTAAGAAATGCCTCCACTGCTTCTAAGTTCTTTTTGCTAGCTTCAAGTTCTGATTTCAGCAAGGTATTCTCAGAAGTAACTTCAATAACGAAGTCTTTTTCCGATTTTTCCAAAGCTTGAGTGTCTGATTTAGCTGGGCCTTTGCCTTCACCCTTAGCTTCACCATCTTTAGGACCACCGTTTGGACGATAGCCTTCAGCGTCTTTAGCAGCATCACCAGTTTCAGCTTTAGCCATAGAGTCTTCGCATTTAGCTAAACCGTGACTATCCATACACTTACGGATTACGTCATGATGGGCTTTAAGCTCTGGTTTGGACATAGAGCTATACATAGAATGCATATGCCCCATATCTTCGTCATCGTAACCATGATCTTCAGCATCGCCATGAGCATCATCAGAAGGTTTAGCGTTCTCTTCTTTATCTGCCTCTTCACGACCTTCTTTGGATTCCATAGGTTGCCCTTTGTCCTCTTTAGAAGTATCCTGTTGATGCTGATCCGTAGCGCCCTTATCCTCAGGCTTTTCGGATTCAATTTTGCCTTCAGGCTTTTCCTTAGATTTATCCTTTTTATCGGATTCATCTTCAGGCTTAGCCTTGAAATCGTTTTCTGCTTTAGCCAAATGGACGTTGAATTCTTTTTCTACGTCTGCCATTAGACTCTTAAGCTGTTCTTCGGTATACATAGTCGTATTCTCCTATGTTTCCTATTAAGTGTTACCCGAATTACGCCAGTCAATATCCCTGAGAATCTGAGCAGGCGTTGCAGCGGCAAGAGCTACGTTCATAGCAGCTTCAGTTACAGCAGTACCGTTAGCAAGAGGTTCTTCCACAATGATCATTCCGGTGCGAGCAACCTGGAAAACTACCGTGGTATAGTCCGACGTAGTAGGAAATGGAGCAGGAAGAGTGCTAAGTTCGTATGCGATTTCGCACTGACTTGGAGTAAACGGAAGAGTGGCGTTACCAAAAATATCTTTAGCTCCAACATCGATATTCATCAAACGAAGAGCGATAACGGGCTGACCAGCAGCTTCATTACCATTGTGACTCAAAAATATCATCGGCCAGGAATTTGCATCTTGACTTTGGCGGACAGTATTGATGGTGGCGCTATTGGCCATACGCATTTTAAAATCATCTGCGAGGTCACGCGCTACACCTACGACATGATCGATACTATACAACATATTGATTCTCCTAAAATTTTTCGGTTTGTACGTACAAAGCCAAATTCAAATGACAGAAAGTGGCTAACCCTATGGGGTCTAAGACTAAGTTTAGGACATATAGGATAAAAATAAATAAAATCAAATAGTTAATGAAAACACAATTATATAGTTGCTTTTATTGATATTTTTAGATATTATATCAAATAAGACAATCTTATAATATGAAACAATGCAAAAAATGTAAAAAAAGCAAAGAGTTACATGAATTTTATAAGTCAAAAACCAATAAGTATGGAGTCATGAATCTTTGTAAAATATGCGATAACTTTAAAAGGGACACTTGGAGAGACGCCAATCGAAATACGGTTAATGTTACGAATCAAATTTATAAGAAGAATAATCCCGATAAAGTAAAAAAATGGGAAAAGAACTATTATAACAACAATATAGAAAAAATTAAAATTAAGGCCAAAATACAGAGAAAAGTTGATTCCGGAAAAGTGAATGCTAAAACCGCCAAACGTCGTGCCCAGAAGCTTCACGCCACCCCTAAATGGCTAACTGCAGAACATCTATTGGAAATACAAAAATTTTATATTAAAGCGGCAGAATTAACCAAATCAACCGGAATACCTCATGAGGTAGACCATATTGTCCCCTTACAAGGAGAAAACGTATCCGGTCTCCATACCCCATGGAATTTGCAAGTATTGACTAAATCTGAAAATAGGGCCAAATGTAATAATATGACATAGATTTCCTAGTCCAATCTTACCCTATTAGGGGACATTAATGAGCACTTTCATTCACGGAATAGCTTCCGCACAAAGCCTAGACAAATCTGGTGAAATAGTAGACATTAAGGGCTTAGATATCACATCTTTAGCTCGCACAGGAACTATTACATGGGAACACAACGCAGGAAAAGACGCTAACGGCAACGCTATTTCGATTAACCTTCCTGCCCAAGTTGTTGGCAAAATCCTAAAAGCTAAGAAAATTTTTGATAAAAAAGACTGCGCTGATGACAACGAACTTCTTTTTTGGAATAAGGCCAAAGTTCCTTTCGTGTACATAGCCGCCGAACTTTTGGACGATTATTGCGATAGCGCCAGAGAATGCGCTGGCAAATTCAAATATAGCAGCGCCAATCCAAGTCAAGAAGCGATTTTAGGATTTTCCGTAGAAGGATCGGAAATACCCGGAACCAGAAAGGGCATGCTGATCACCAGATCCATTGGTCGCAAGGTCACTTTAACGGTCGCACCGTGTAATTCTTTATGCACTGCCGAAATTCTAGAAAATCAAAAACCTCAAATTAAAGATGATTTTGAAGAGCTATTTAAAAATACCGAAGAAGCTATTACTCTCTTCAAATCTGGCGAAGGTACCAAGATCTACGAAACCTACTTAGCCAAAAAAGAGCATGAACCTAAACCTCCTGCTTTTGACCATAAAAAAGCTGCCGAACATCATAGAAAATCTGCTGTGAGCGCCGAAGATGCTAAAACTGCCGATCACCATATCGAGAAAATGAAGTTTCACAATAATGCCGCCTTGTCTGAAGTTAAGAAAAGTGAAAAAGGTTTGTGTGAGCTTCATAAGGCCAGAGTGGATGAAGGTAAGACTGACCAGGAAAAGATGGCTACTAGAGGAAAACGCAATTTTAGACAAAAAGTGAATGAAGGTCCGATGAATCAGGGTACTCCCATCGGGGCTCCGAAAAAGATCGTAGGAGTGCCTATCCACAATGAAAAGGGTGTCCATAGGATGGCATTAGGCCAACCTTCTGAAACCAGATCTCAAGGCATTAGTAGCATGGGAAGAGCCGTTAGACAAGGAAAGCTATCAAATGCAAAGGATGCTGTTGCCGTAGCACGTTCCGGTATCAACAAAATTAAGACCAATCTTCCCAAATCCGAGCCAGATGGAAATCTCAAAAAAGCCCTCACTGCTGGTGGTATGAATGCCTCTCCTTCTACATTGGTTAATGGATCTGCCTACCAAACCGAAAGTCTTGGATCAAAGCAAGCAACCACTGGCGCTGAAAACAATGCCTTTCAGGGAACTAAAAAGAAGGATTGGAATAAACGTGCCAGAGATGATTACCAAAACTGGCCACATCGTGAAAAGTTTGAGAAGTTTATGCAAGCAAGAATGCCCCACCTTGCTATGGGCGAAATAAAAGCTATTGGTCGTACCTTGGCCCTAAAGAAGTCTATTGATTTTGAAAAATCCCTAGATAGTTTGGTTTCTTTCACTAAATCTGAACTTGACGAAAAGTCACTTAAAGATATTCAAAAAGAAACCGCTGAAACTTGGGCTAAACGTGCAGAAGAAGCTTACAAAAAGGCTATAGAAGAAAAGTCAGTTAAATGGCTTATGGATGCTACAGAATATGGACATGAAGCTATTGAGCATTCCAGTCTTTCTGAAGACTTATCTACATTTGAAAAGATAAGGGCGAAACTCATACCTCTCCATAAAAAAGCAATTAAGCTATTGATTTCTAACGATAAATAAGCTTTATTAGTAAGTCGAATAAGGGGTTCACATAGCTGTTCCAATCTTATACTTATCCACTCCCCAACGGATAGATAACTAGGAAAGCTAAATATGAAAATCTGTATTAATTGCCAAAAAGAATATCAACCATCCGATAATAGACAAAAATATTGTTCTTGCTCATGTGCAAGCACTGTGAACAATAAACTGTATCCCAAAAAGATCAAAAAAGAAAATAAGTGTGCTTGTGGAGAGAAAAGATACAAATATGCAAAAATGTGTAGAAAATGTGCCGATTTTTCTAAAATTAATAGGCGTGGAAATGTTCCAGTAGAACAAGCTAAGACTAGTAAGGGACCATCCATCCATGCTTTTACCAGGGCTCACGCTAAATCTATGATGAGTTTTTACGATATCCCCAAAACATGTGTGGTATGTGCCTATGATCGATATGTTGAAATTTGCCATATCAGGCCCATCTCTGATTTTCCGGGAGAAACCGTACTTTCTGTCGTTAATTCTCTTAATAATTTAGTACATCTTTGCCCAAATCATCATAAAGAATTTGATCGAAACCTTATTGAATCAGAAAAAAGAGAAGTAATACTAAAAGGTTCAGAACATTTAAAACTAGAACTTAAAACTAGAACTTAAAGCAATCTTAGTGTAGCAGAGTAGTGGAAGGATTACCATTTTGGCCTCATAAGCCAAAGCACCGAGTTTGAGTCTCGGCTCTGCATCCAAAAATAACTTGCATTCCCAATCCCAATCATACATACTTTTATTTAAGATGGCCGCGTGGAAAGCGGTGGATACCGTGCCGACTTCGTGGGCGGCATACTGGACCCACTGGAGACATGCACTCGACCGCCCGTAGGTCGGCAGACTTGAGGAATGTTCCTTGGGTCACGGGCTCTAAAGATTTATTGCCGAAGTGGGAGTAGCGTCCCACCCATCATTAATTAGGAGACATATGATCTCAATTATAGAAGCTTGGGGATTTGAACCGGACGATTGGGCATGTTCGCCACACAAAATATACAGTTTTACTTCTGAATCTAATACCGATTCAGATAAGATACTGAAACGCATGTTTACTGATGAATTGGTCAAGTTTGTAATCATCAATGATGGAACAAACAAGCAAACTTATCGTAAGGGATGGGTACTTGATTAAATGAAGTTAGCATCTATAATATTCTGTATCGCGCTATATCTCGTTTTCTTAGGTTGGGCCTACCACGAAAATATCCTCTGTACTCCTACAGAACATACATCGGGATCCCCCTGTCAAGGTTTGGAGTAACCATGAAATATCTACCTGAACCAGATAGTTTTTATGAGAACGAGAGATATAGTAACCAAGTATCCATCATGATTACTCCATACCGTAGTCTAAACTGGAAAGATTTGGTTACAAAATACGGTATTCAAGTTCCCGATATCATAGACCGCACATGCGGTAAATCTAAATGCGATGAGTGTAATGCTATATATGTCGGACATCAATCTAAATGCGAGGCTATGGTGGAATTTCATCGAAAACCCGAAGCGTATTATGACACTAGAGGCTATCATTATATGTATCGTAATTTTGTGCAAAAGTGTGGCGGCTACCTTAGATGGGAACTGCAATCACAATTTAACCTCCAAACAGAGTTCTTTTCGTTACTAGAAATAATTAGTAGTTTGCCACCAGTCATATACGATCCATTTATTAAATTTAGCGAACACTTTCCTCCAGGGGTTCCAGAATTACTTAGAACCAGAATACTCTCTCAAGAGATGCAGAATGTGAAGGCAGAACTGAATCTAATAAAGATGGGCATGCAACAAATTGCTCAAAAAATGAATTCTGCTGGGGCCTGTCTTAGTTTTGGTTTTTAGTTGACTTTTTAACAAAATAGGATATAGTTAGGTTTCTCATGAGGCGTGGAAGCAAGTAGGCGCTAGAAACCCTGGTACGCTGGGGACAATCAGGTAAGCTGGCAAAGGTGACGATGCCGACCTATTTTAGAGACACGCAACGACCCAAAAAGATCATTCGTAATAGATGTAGAGTTTACGTACCTTTAGGGGGCACACTGGAACTACCTGGTCAGGACTGGCCATACTTGAGCCGGAGTAGAAGTAGCGATCTACCATGAGAAAATAGGCAGTGGGTGCTGTGAGACGTGCAGACTAAATGACTCCTCGTACGGGATAAATCGGAATAGTCAGCCCACTGTTTTAATTTTAGGGAAAAATATATGAAGTGGTTATACAGAATCATTAGATTGTTCAAATGTCCTCACAAGTATGTCCAAACTAGCGGTCGCCTAAGAATAATTTTTGGCAATTTCTCAAACCACTACGGGTATATGAAGGCGTGTACTCGCTGTGGTAAAAACAAGGGGTTTAGGTATTAAATATGAAAAAGGAACTTGAAGCATTTGTAGAAGGCCAGCTTTGTTACGTAGTTCTTAGACCCTATCAGGGTGAGGGTGAGCCAGTTCTTATTCTCCATGAAGCCAATGTGGCCGACTTGGGAGGCGGCTTCTATTATGGCAACGGACGTACATGGGTTTTGCAACCTCATGTTTCTATCTATGACGAGCAAGCCGCCACCCTATACGAAGGAAATTCCGATGATTCTCCAGTTTAAATCCTACATCTATCGCTATACTGGAATCTACCTTGCCCATAAAGAAGAGCTAGAGTACTTATCGGACGATAAGCTCTGGAACGATATGGAACTAAGGCTTAAGGCTCCAGATAACGATATGTCTCTTGCTAATTGGGTAAGCGTGGAAATTGGTATGTGGCAGGCATGCCATGGATTCTGTAGACCCATGGTAAGTTGGACTTGGAAGTATCGTAATGTTCTGTTTGGCATACCCGCATCTTTGGTTAATTCGGCAGTATCTATTTGGTGGGACCTTAAAAGTCTTATAAGTAAGATGTTGTCAATTAAATAAGTTTATATACGAATTTTCTTGTTATTTTTAAACATATGATATAATCTTTTATATAAGGCAGGTCTACCACTAAACCCTAGATTGATATGGGCTTACAGTAGGTCTAAGAAAAGGAGCCTATGTTATACTTAAACGGTCAACTAGTCAATGTCACCATGTTTCCGGACAACACCTCTCAGGTATGGAAACTTCCCCACCATATATCTAATTCGGATTATGCCTGGGTAGATTGGTCTTTCTCTAATGAAAGTGAAATTCTTCACTTAGCTCAATTAAAAACCCTCCTTGATCATTATGGAGCCCCCACTTCTCTAAGAATTCGATATTTGCCATATGGTCGTCAAGACAAAGTAGTGTCCAATCATACTACCTTTGCTCTCATAACATTTTCTCAAATTCTGAACAATATGAGTTTCGATAATATTGAAATTATCGATCCACATAGCACTATCGCTACCGATCTAATCAAAAATTCAGTCGCTATTCAATCCACGAAGATTTCAGAACTTTGGAATACCGGAGAGTACGATGTGGTTTGCTACCCAGACAAAGGGGCTCTTTCTAAGTATACTAAGCTATACGATTACCCTTATATGCATGGGGAAAAGGTTCGTGACCAAATTACCGGGAATATTACAAGCTATCAAATTGTAGGTGATCCTGCTGGCAAAAATGTCTTGATTGTTGATGACATTTGCGATGGTGGAATGACCTTTAGACTTCTGGCCAAAGACCTACTGGCTGCGGGTGCAAAGAGCGTGGTGCTTTTCGTGACTCACGGAATCTTCTCAAAGGGAACAAGAATTCTCTTTGAATCAGGGATTCAACGGATTTTTACTCAGGATGGTGAAGTGAGTAATCGTCATGGCACTTTCTATTTATAGGAGATTATAAAATGGAAAACTTTAGCGCAATGTTGTTATGTGATTTTTATAAATTGTCTCATCGTTTGATGTATCCAGGAAAGACGGAGGTTGTCTATTCTACTTGGACTCATCGAGCCAGTCGAATTAAAGAAGTTGATCACGTCGTAGTAGCTGGTAATCAAAGGTTTATTAAGAAATTCTTAATTGATTTCTTTTACGAAAACTTCTTTTGTAGGAATAAACAAAATGTGGTGGAAGAATATGCCCGTATCGTCAAGTATACGCTTGGCGTCGCCAATCCAGACACCTCGCATATCGAGGAACTCCACGATCTTGGATATCTTCCTTTGCTCATCAAAGCGGTTCCAGAAGGAACTCTTTTACCACTCCGAGTCCCTTCGATGACCATTCAGAACACAGATAAAAGGTTTTTCTGGTTAACCAACTATATTGAGACCCTTGCTTCTTGTGAACTCTGGCCCACCTATACTGCGGCTACTATCGCCCATGAGTATCGTAAGTTACTAGATGCTGGAGCTATGAAGACTGTAGGTAATACAGATTTTGTGCCTTTTCAAGGGCATGATTTCAGCATGAGGGGTATGATGGGCATTGAAGCCGCCTCAAATACTGGATTAGGCCATCTTCTTTCTTTTGTTGGTACTGACACTATTCCTGCAATTCTAGCTGCAGAATACTACTATAAGGCCAATGTGGAGAAGGAATTGGTCGGTACTTCCATTCCAGCCACCGAGCATAGCATTCAATGTGCTTATGGGGACGATCTGGCCTATCTTAAGCGCATGATTACCGAAGTGCATCCAACCGGATTTGTATCTGTTGTTTCTGATGGGTATGACTTCTGGGACGTTATTGGTCGAGTTCTTCCCCTTCTTAAGGAAGATATTATGGCTCGTAAGGGTGGTCCTGTAGGAGATCGAGTCGTTATTAGACCCGATTCTGGAGACCCAGTAAAAATCGTTTGTGGTGATCCTGATGCCCCTAAGGGAAGTTTGGAACACAAAGGGGCAGTCGAAGCTCTCTGGAACATCTTTGGTGGTACGTACACCTTTATGGACAATCCCACAAAAACTCAGTATAAGGTTCTAGATTCTCATATTGGCCTAATTTATGGGGACGCTATTACCCTTCGTAGGGCTGAAGAGATTATCAATCGGTTGGCCGAAAAGGGATTTGCCTCTATCAATGTCGTATTTGGTATTGGATCTTATACTTACCAATACAATACCCGTGATACATTCGGATTTGCTTTGAAATCAACTGCATGTGTCATTGATGGTGTAGAAAAGCAAATCTTCAAGGATCCTAAGACAGATGATGGGATCAAGAAGTCACAAAAAGGTAAGGTTCACGTCTATAGAGCTAATGGCAAGATCACATTCTCAGATGGGCATAGCCTAGCTTCTGAATTATCTGTGGACTTGTTGCAACCCATCTTCAAAGATGGTAAGATGCTTAATGTGCAAACCTTTCAACAAATCAGAACCAGATTATTGGAGAGTAAGTGATTTTTTATAAAAAGGGTGATCTATTTAAAGCACCAGAACAACTGCTCGCACATGGGGTTAACTGTTCTGGTGCCTTTGGAAGTGGTGTAGCGGCTGGGATGGCTCTTAATCATATTGTAGCTAGAAATTCATATTTTTTCAAATACACAGAGTTTGGGTGGGAGCTAGGCGATGTACAATTCATTGTTTCTAACAATAAATGGATTGCCAATTGCGCAACTCAGCTTAATTATCTTCCTAGAACTATGTGCCATGCTGATTATCCAGCAATAGAAGCCGCTATGCTTAAAGTTAAAGAATTTGCTATGAAAGACGGACTCACTGTCGCTATGCCCAAAATTGGAGCCGGATTGGCTGGGGGTGATTGGAATATAATCAAGGCAATCCTAGAGAAAGTTTTTAATGATTACGATGCTACTGTTTATGAACTTTTAACAGTTAAGTGAAAGCTATCTAATCCGTCAACCATCTTCAAGAATCCGGCAAAAGCTTCTTTGCTACTGGCAACCATAAGATCTGTCTCACTATTTCCCAATAACACGCATCCAGCCGAATCGAAGTTATAGTTGCCTGGATGGAATAGGACTCCAGTCACATTTTTTCCTTGAAACTGAGGAATTCCTTTAATTTCAAAAGTATTAATTTCCTTCAGTTCTGGCCCTAAGTGATGGATACCCCTAACACAAGTATATTCACCATCGGCAAGTTTAGGTTTGTTGTCATAAGAATGCTCCAAAGTATATGCAACAAATGCACCACCATCTTCACATAACTGACCAAAAATACCAGCAGCACAAAACCTATTATGCGTTAATGTGAAAGACATAGATTTTTCCTTGTCTGCTATTTTAGGACTATCCACTTTTGGGGAACTTTGACCAACAGGAATACTGACAGATACTTCATTTTTTGCAAAAAGGCCAACTATAATCTCCAACATACTATCAAAAAAACTCATAAAAACCTCTTTACATTTGATGCATATACCTTTAAGATTGTCATATGAGGCTCAGAGTCGAACTTGGCTACGAAGCCATAAAAGAAGTGACCTGGTATGCTCGATTAGATGATTTCCCCAAATTAATCAAGTACATGGGATTCAATTATGAATGGATTATGTATGACAAAGATCTCACCGGAAAAGTGGATATAGTCCTATCCTATGCCAGACTTCCAACCTATGACCCTAATTATGGCGTCATATGTACTTTATGGGTAGATATGTATCCAGACATTCCTTCGGAATGTGATTGTGGTGCAAAATATACCAGTTTTAGTTGGGACCATATGAGAATGTGTAAACTTTGGAGAAAATGGTGAAATATGAATTTTCCTAGATTGTTTAAGAAAACAAGTACTGGAGCTATCCAATTTTGGGATATTGTAGCAAACAATACCCTCGTGGACGATACCGGTGATGATGAGATTGCTTACCTGGCTACGATTAAGACTATTTATGGACAGCTTAATACCGATAGCCCTCAAGTTACGTGGGACCATATTAAGATCGGCAAAAACATTGGTAAAAAGAATGAAACTTCGGCATTTGACCAAGCAAAATCAGAAGCCAAATCTAGATGGGAAAAGAAGAAAAAGACTGGATATGTAGAAAATCTAGCATCAGCAGAAAACGATGAAACGGATGACCTAATTCAGGGTGGCATAGTTCCTATGTTGGCCCATACCTTTGAGAAGCAAGGCCATAAGATCAAGTATCCCTGCTATGTTCAACCCAAATTAGACGGCATCCGATGTATCGCTATTATGAAGGACGGAAAGTGTACCCTTTGGTCCAGAACCCGTAAGCCCATTACTTCGTGTCCACATATTGTGGAAGAGATTGAGAATAATTTTAAGAATGTAGATATAGTTCTTGATGGGGAATTATATAATTCAGAATTTAGCAATAACTTTGAACACATTGTTCATTTGGTTCGTCAAGAGGAGCCAGATCCACAGCATACAGATGTGCAATACCACATTTACGATGTCGTTAACGATCAAACTTTTGATTATAGAATTCTTTCTTTAACTAAAAAGTTTTCATCTTCAAAAACCCCTAATTTCAAATACTTAAAATTGGTCGATACTTATATGGTGGACGAGGAAGGCATAATACCAAATTGGTTTTTAGAATTTACTAATCAAAGTTATGAAGGCGCTATGCTTCGAAATTCCAAAGGTCTCTACGTCAATAAGCGCTCCGCAGACCTAATTAAGGTCAAGGAGATGAAGGAGGAAGAGTTTAAAATCATAGGTGTAGAAGAAGGTCGCGGAAAACTTTCAGGCCATGTGGGGGCGTTTGTTTGTAAAATAGGCGATCAAGAATTTAAGGCTAAAATGTCTGGGTCTACAGAGAAACTAAAAGAATATTTTGAAAATAATAGCCTTTGGGAAGGCAAAAAATTAACAGTCCAATTCCAAGATTTTACTTCGTATGGACTTCCGAGATTTCCTGTAGGAAAAGCTATTCGCGACTATGAGTGATAATTTCCCCAAATATATGTTGGCGTTTTTAGCACTTATTTACTTATTAAGCTGCTCTGCAGAAGTTTTGCTAGTTAAAAGTGGAGTAGAGCTGGTATTTGAATCAGTAAAGTCTTTGGTTCCCCATATGACGATGTTCATTTTAGGATTTTATTTTTCAAGAAAGTAGGGGCTTATGGAAAACGATGTAACGAAAACGTTCCAGCAATATTTAGCGGACGCTCTTGGGCAAGAATTTAATAAATACGATATATGGCATATGACCCTCTTTGAATTTTTTGAGGCCGGATATGAAGCGGGGTACAACAGCGGATCAGATTGTGGGATGCTATGATAGCAATTTTTTATGATCGCAAGAATAAGAGGGAAGTGTCATCGGGCCAGCTGATGGAGGCCAAATTAATGGAAGAAATTCTAACAGTTGACGGGAATGGCTGTAAGGATTTCGCTATTTATCATCCGGACAGATACGAAGCCTTTATAACTGAAAGGATGGTAGGAGAGTTGGCCTATAAAAGCCCCAATTGTCCTAAGCATAAGAACTGGGATGTTTGGACCAATACAGTAGACCTAGTTTTTCTTAGGATGGAAGAGTAGAATGGACGACCATAAAAGTAGAGATGCTGAATCTAAGAAAAAGCGCCATATAAGTCGTAGAACGCAATTGCGCAATTTGGACAAAAGTATTAAGATGTTACATAAATTAAATCGATTATTGTGTCATGAGAAAATTCAATGGATTGACAGGTATAGGGAATTAGAAAAAAGACTTACCGAGACTCAAAAACTGTTACCTTTTTGGATAAGGAAGGTTCCCTGATATGACAGTGCAAGAATTCTTAGATCGCATGAATCAACTACCTTCAGAAGTTAAAGCGTTGGAACTAGGATTTTTTGATTTCGGCAACGAAGATTTGGAATGGTTAGATTTCTACCTTGAGAACGAAAATTGGAAGAACTGGAGCGGTGAAGGGGACCATACGTTTGTGATTTGCTAACTTTCTTCGTGCTGTTCCTTATACTCATCATGATCCAAAGAAACAAAGGATACAAAGCCATTCTTAAATCCCCATCCAGTAGGAAGTTCTGCCAAGGAACACCTACAATTGTGGCTCACAATTCCGTTTACTACAAAACTTTCATCGTCTTCTACTGTAAGATCGTATAGTTTTTGCATAGATGCTTGTCCATACTCTAATTTGTTTATCTTTAATGGTTTGTAAAAATATTGCCCTAGAGAGTTCTTGCTTACCCTTTCAATATCTTCTACTATTTTATTCATTTCGTATCCAGGGCCATATCTTAGTACATGATATCCGCATTTTTGCAAATAACTATCTCTACCGGCCTGCTTTTTGAGAAAATTTTCCATAGTCATCTTACCGGATAGAACTGGAAGATAGTGTCCGCCCCCATCATATTCTAGAATAACCTTAAGATCTTCAATTACGCCGTCTACGGTCCATTTGTGCATAAGTTGTTGCGGGGCCAACGTTGGATAAAACTCTCTTACTTCATTTATAAAAACGCTCTCTTCTTTAGAAATTCTAGGCATTAATGAATTTAGCTTGGCTCTATGCAACGCCAAAAATTCCTTATTTTCTTCTTTTTGAGCCCAAAATTCTCCTTTTTTGATAAGTTCCCTAGTAGCCTCATTAGCCTTAAACATCAATTCAAGCATTCTCTCTGGATTATTTTTAGCAAATTCAGTCATTTGTTTAGCAGATTTAATAGAAATATTTTTTTTGTGGTCTGGATCTTTCCATTGAAAAGAGGCCATACATTTTTTTGAACAAAAAATTCCCTTTAAGTTATTTCTCTTATCGTTACCCCATTTTATGGGCATTTCATAATTGCAGCTACTACAAGTAGAATAAAGCTGCATAAGTTCATCATTTTCTGTTAAATTTCTGGCCTCTACCCATCCGCGACTAGTCAGAAATTGATGTTCAGGAGTAACACTAAGACTTTGCTGCTTCTTCCAATGATTTTTCCCATTACTTTTTCTAGTTCCTTCAAAGAAAACCTTAATCATCTTGCCATTATAAGGCTTTGTCCAATTTTCTAGAGTATCTAAAACAGTCTTAAACTTTCCTGTGTGGGTCAACACTCTATCGCCGATCTTAACCTTATCGATTCTTAAATATCCCGCATGCTCTGTGTATATGTGAGCATTTCGACTAGTAAAACAATGGGGGTGTTCTCCGCAAGCACTTGGCCTATCTTCTCCGCGCTTATGATATCCCATGGATAGTTCACTCATTTTATAAGTTTTTGGTGTTACTCCATCAGGCATCATATGAAGTTTAACACATTCCGAGCATGCTTGTCCATCTCTTACTATAATAAAAAATACTGTAGGATCCTCAATTCCCTGCGCTTCTGTCCTACCAACTATTTCCATAGTATGACCCATATTGCGAGTTTTGGTAGTTTCCGCTTCTGCAATTAGCCTCATATGGCTTCTAGCTTTTTCCATATGTTCTGAGATAATGTCTGTCACCTGATTAGCTGTGACATGTTCTCCTCTAGTTTTAGCTTCTTTCACCAAGGCATCCACAGCTTCTGTTACATCGGAACTAGTCTTGCCCCTCAATCCTTCAATATATCCATAGGAACTATTCAAGATAGAACGGAGAACGTCACGTTCAAAGATATTAGGTTCTTTGTTATTCATGGCCTGTAAGAAGATGTGGGCCAAACTAAATTTGGGTTGGGATCCAAAGAATTCCATCTTTTTATCCCTGAGCTTGGGGATATTGCCCAATAGGTGATAGGCTAGACGATCAAACATCTTTTCTACAGCAATCCCGATAGCTTCTTTGCCAGAACTGCTTATCCCGTACATTAATTAGCCTTTGAGAAGTTGCTCGTAATTAAGGGTTTTGGTGATGGTCTCAGTAGCCTTAGCTTTCTCTTCATCAAAACTTTTCATAAAATCTTTGACGATTTCCTCTTGCATATTGAGGGCCTTTTGGGCAGGCACGCTCATGTTCTTGGTAGCAGACCTACTAAGAGTAAAAGGGGCTTTCATGGCCTTACCAATAGCTGCAATTGCCTTTTCGGATTTTCGGAGATCGGAGATATCTTTTAAGCTTTTCTGGAATGCTTTAATGCCATTCAAGGACTTTTGAAATTCCGCTTGTTCTGGAGAACCAGGTTTTGACTGACCAAGCATTCCTTCAAGTTGGCCAATGTGCTGATCAAGTTCCGAACCATCTGGAGATTCCGGAGAGTTCATTTCCTGTCCTGGCTGAGCATTTGGATCCTGTCCAGGTTGACCTGGCTGCCCCATTTGAGCTTGCTGCGCCTGTTCAGCCGAAGCCTGAGCTTGCTGCGCCTGTTGGACTTGGCCCTGTCTCATACCTTCTTCTACGCCTAACCGAAAGGCAAGATCGACAGTGTCTTTAAACTTGAGTTTAAGTTCTTTGTATTTATTCTTATAATCAACTTGCATCGTCGTCTTCCTCTAAAAGGTCGTCAATTTCCATCTCAATGAATTGCATCGTAAGTTCAACAGGACGTGGGGCAAAATAAGCAATAAGGGTATTTGGACTAACTTGTGCCATCAATTGCATATTTTGTAAGAAAAAGGGATCTCTCTTATAACGAAGCATGGGATCTGAGGTAGCCCCAATTGCACCAGTAAAGAATTCCTTAATCTCTCCAACATTTTGAAGCTTGTCCCATAATAGCTGAATTCGTTCGTTAAAGGGGATGTCGCCGCCAAGATATTTAGGAATGATATCCTTATCCACATGAAGCAATACGTCGTTGTAAGTCATCGACGTTGGCATATCTTGCTGTAATCGTGTGGCTTCTTGTTCTTTAGATTCCGCATCCAGTCCAGCAAACTCAAGGACAACTATCTTAGCCAGAATGGGGTCAATGATTGGAATCAATCTTTGATTAAAGAAATTCTCAAAATGTTGCAAAAGAGGAACAAGCCCAGAATCTCTGGCAGCTTCCATCTTGAATTCGTTATTGGACTCAGATAGGGTTTGAGAATTCGAACCCTTAGAAAGATGGCCATATCCAGGAAGCTCATCCGGAGACATCTGGAAAGTGGCTAGAATGTTCCTGGCGATCTGGTCATAAATGAACTCAAAACTGTCATCAGCTTTATCGTTGGCAAATGACAGCCACTCGATTTGTTCTTGGGGAGAAATACCCATCAAAGGAGTTCTGAAAGAATTCTGAACACCATTGATAGATGCCTGAAACTCTTGCCTAAACTTTTCTAGAGTAGGGCTATCGACATCATCAGACTTAATAACCAAAGCACCACGAGTAGCGCGACCGTTTTGGAAGTAAAGTCTTTTCCACGTATCGATAGAGATATGTGTAGTTAAAGAAGAAATTACTGTCTCAATAGGAGGAATTGGATAACCATTTTTCTCAACGTCGGTAGATGGGAAAAAATCATGCATTAACAATTCTTTATGCGTAAAGTATTGTTTTGCAATGCCTTCTACCTGTTGACACCATGCGTATTTATCTTCTCTAAGCTTATCGTAATCAACTTTGATAGTGTCGCCAGTAATACGCTCAAGCTCTTTAATGGCCAAGATGCGAGTGTTTATGCCAGCTTGTTCTCCATTGCGAACCGTTTTGTAAATGGTTCCGGCGTCAATTGCCCTAAACCTATTAAATGGAAACTCCCCATCTTTATCAGGAGCGGTTTCTCTGTCATAAATAACTTCTGTACCCATCCAGCCAAAGGTCAAAGCATTCTGAACCTGAATACCCAGAAATTGGCTTAGGGTAGTTTTCTGTTGATTTTCAAGACCTTCGGTGTGACCGCAATTTAATAGGATGGTCTCAAGACGCTTAATACGTTCAGTAACTTTTGCAAACTGTTCTGTATTGAGGAGTTTGAGGAATTCAGACTTGATCCTAACCTGCATTCCCTTATCAAAACGATCTTTCCTCTTCTTACCGAACTGACTGAGCTGGCCGCCACGAGTTCTAAGAATTGCGGCAAGCAAATGGTCCTGAACTCGAACCATCTTAAGAATGCTGTCGGGGATCTCATTACGTTTGGACTTAACTACTCCAGCATAGGCATCGTTGTAGTTTGGGCTCTCCATGAAGGTAAGAGCTGGGGCACGCTCTGTGGCTTTACCAGTGGCGTCATTAAGGGCTTTCTGGAGAGGATGCAAGTCCATTTTTGACTTTTGAAGTTCCTCAGTAGGACTCATATTAGAAGCATCGGGAAGAGTTAGGCTCATCCCCTTCTTAATAGCAGATTTTGGTTTACTGTCATTGATCATAGATTAGCCCATTAAAGCAAAGAAAGTATTGGCAGTGAGGGTTCCAGAATTAGTAATAGTCAAGGAAGTCACAGGCCCAGACATGAAAAATACTGCTGGCTGAATCGATCCGTTAACTTGGAAAGGCTGTAGAACCATTGCCGTACCCCCATTATATATCACGGAAACTTTCTGATCTGATTCCAAATAGATAAATGAGGCGGGTACATAGAAGCTAACGGATAGTCCAACGGTGGTCGTAGTGGCAGCATTAGAAAGCGTAACCGTGGACCCTACAATGGTAACAACCGTAGTATTTGCTGGGATGCCCGTACCAACGACTAGAAGGCCTGGAATGACACCAGTTGTTGCTCCAGTAAGGGTCAGGGTAGTTGTGGAATTGATATTACCAACAGTGTTGGCGGCCAGTGTCAAAAATGAAGAAGGAATGATATTTGTGGTAGTTGTTGCAATAGGTATTTGAATTTGTTGACTATTTTCAAAATTAAAAGGTACACCGTTAATCTCCCTAGACCACTTAAAATTACTCAATGCAGGAGTAGTGTTAGTAAGTAAGTCATTGTAAGCATTAAGGAAAAAAAGAAAATTGACCTTCATATGGTATAGCCCCCTATATGATAAGATTGGCGGATTAGATATTCCATGAAAAACCACCACGCTTGCCGGTTCCTCCGGTAGACACAGAGACTCCCATAGCTTTGGCAAGTTCTTTCTTCATCATTTCATGTTGTTCCTGAGTATGTTTTTGTTCTTCTGGAATTTGTGTTATACTGGGATCTACCATAGTAATATTAGGTCTTTGGGGTCCACTAATAGGAAACATGTTCTGGCCAAGATATCTGAGGCTGTCTGCTATATCTGCTACTCCAGGGGTATCGTCCGGGGTAGACGTAACCTGACCTTGGCCATCCAAAAGAAACCTGTGTTTCATTATAGCGGTTCTTACTTTTTTAGTACTCTCGGTTTCTAGAATCTTGAGCAGTCTTTGTCCCGTAGCTGTCATTATTTTACTTCTAACAGAACCTATTCCTCCCATAACGTCCTTAACAAATTTTGGACAAGGGCAACCGTTTCTAACAAATGCTTTAATATAAGCTGGGGCCGATGTGTCACAATACCATTTCATCACATTATATTTTTCTTTAAAGTTTATTGCTACTGGAACTAAATCTTGTATCTCTAATCTTGGACTCGCAAAACAATCGATAATCCAAACCTCTCCATTTGGAATTCTGGCCATTGCTAAAATAACTGCATCATGGGTATGGCCCCAATCTACTCCACAATATACGGGAATATTTAAAGATTTAAGGATGGAATAAATAGAGTTGACATCGGTAGTGGATGGTGCTGGATTTCCAATAAGAGCTTCATAGGCCTGTTTTATAGAAATTAAATTACCATCCTTATTTTTATCTACATATCGAGGATATACCAATCCAGCAGAACCAACTTTCCAGCATAAAAGTTCTGATTCGGCAACATCGACATCATTGTCTGCAAATTTTTGAAGCACCGAAACAATTGGTTTATAGAATCCGCCAGTAGCTGTTTGTGGTTTTTGAGAAAGTCTAGTTCTGCACACAGGGAGTAGCTTGCAACCAACGCAACCTCCATGAACGTTTGGAATCATATCATACTTAGGCTTCTCAATATCCGGTAGACCGTTAAAATCATCTCCTGTAAGCTGGACAAGAGGAAGATTCCTAGCAACAAACATATCTTGTTTTGGCAATTCCGGTTTATGCCTTGTAATTGGGCACGCCTCGGTCACATCGAGAATATTCCACGAAAGAATGGTGGAATTTGTTTCTTCAGCTTTATCTATGGCCTCTTGCATATTTCCGAAGGCGTACTTACGTGTTGAAAGATAAACCCTAATACCGTAAAATCCTCTACTAAATCCTGTAATATTTTTACCTTGTTTGATAGCAGTAGGATCAGCTAAATCCAATTCATCCAAAAAAAGAAAATTAGCATGTAAGGAATTCATTCCTTTTGTAGTACATATTAGAATTTTAATAAATGGGGTTTTGCCTTCAGGAGTTTTATACTTAATAGTTCTCTTATTTTGGGTCATATTTTCCCATTTACTTATCTCAAGCAATGGGGCTATTTTTGTTATGAAATCTCCTATGTAACCTATGGCGACTGCAGACTGCTCCTCTGTAGCAGCGGCATGTGCAACTGTTCTAGAAAAATGTAACATAATCAAAAGCTCTAAAATGGCAACACTAACCGTTTTCATCCCTTCTCTGCAAGACATAAGTATAAAATTTGGCGTAACATCACCAGAATTATTCTTTGCTGCTTCGTAAATTTGCCAAATCGAGTCCAATGGAGAAGAGGAACTGCCAGGATCTGTAATTTCTAATGGAAGTTCAAGATCCAAAAAAGATAGTGCCCAGTCCTTTATGTCTTCGGCAGATTGCAGATGGTCGAACATGAGTCCTGCATACTCTTTTTTCTGATCATCTGTTAAGTTTTTAAAATCCATGTGAAGTTCCTAAGAAATTGAGGCACCTACTAATGCAAATTTCTTTATCTTTAATCCAATCTTCTTCTTTAATATGCAGAATTTGAATGCCTTTTGAGGCAAACCAATCATCTTTGATCTTGTGGTAATTTAAGATGTCTTCATCTGACCATTCAGATTTATGAGAATCTTTTCTCATAAATTCAAACGAATGATATCGAGTGCCATCAAATTCTATCCCTTTGTTTAATTCTTGAACAAAGATGTCTATTTCAAATCCTTTAATGTGCGGCCTATCGATGATAGAAACTTTCATGTCCCTCATCTTCTTACTCTCTGGATAAATATTTTTTATTATACATAAAAGTTCGTTTTCTGCAATAGAAGAAGATCTAGATAGTTTCATATGCTTACAAATTTGATCTATGACCCCTCTTCTAGAAGCCACTAAACTGGCTGAACTATTTTTTTGAAATTCTCCACGCGTTTTATATTGCAATGCTTCTTTTTGAAGTGTTTCTGGAGTCCAATGAATATAATTCTGCTCCATGTGAGAACAAAATTGATCAAAAAACCCCCTTCTTCTGATCAAATTATATGCGGATTCATTACTGTATCTTAGTTCTTTCAGTGTTTTGTATTTTAAGGCTTCCAGTTTAAGCATTTCATCTGTCCAATAAATACATCCATCTACCATATGACTACAAACAGAATCAATTATATTCATTCTATGTGCTGCCCGATAAGCTCCACAACTACCTTTTAGAAATTCATTTCTAGTTTTGTATTTTAGGGCTTCTAGTTCTACTATATTTTTGGGCCAACTATTTTGAGCCTTGTGCATATGAGTACAAATTTGATCTAAGATATCTTTTGAAATAGCCGATCTATATGCACCACGGCTTCCTTTTTGAAAACTAAATCGTGTTTCATATTTTAAAGCTTCTGCTTGCAATAAATTTAATGTCCATTTCATATTATAAGATTGCCTTATTAACCTATAAAAGTCAAGCACTTACTTCCTATTTAATGCTGGATTCTGATAGGCGTCGCTGTTTTCTGAGACTTTAGCCCATTCTTCATCCAATTTGGCCTCACTTCTTTCATATGCAGCATCTCTAGGATGACAGACGATGCCTCCCAAAGTACCCAATACACCAGCAATTTCAACACTATTTCTCAATGCTTCACTCACAGCTTTTGTGGCATCAAAAATTCCCAAGTCTTCGGCTTTACCGAATAGTTGGTTCTCAATGTCATAGACCTCACCAGGACTTTCAATCAGTCTAGTTAGAACCTCACTTGCCTCTTCCTCATGATATCCAGCATTATCCAGTAACCTGTTAAAAAGGGCCACCAATGATGGCATCAAGACTTCCCTGGCAGGATCTCCCTTTTCCAATTCTTCAGAGATTTTAAGAGTCATGTCTAGAACAACTCGACCCCCACCTGGCAAAACTCCGTGAGTAATGCTACTTCTGATAGAGCATACGGCATCTTCCGCGCGATCTGCCCTTTCCTTGATGTCTGCGGGACTGGATCCAATAATAGTCAACTTAGCAATTCCAGAAGTAATTTTGGCAATTCTTTCTTCTAACCAACTAGACTCTGCTTTTGATTCCGCTCTCTTAAGTTGCTTCCTTAGTTCGTCCGCCCTATATTCAATATTGACCGCATCAGGGCTTCCTCCCAAAGTACTCCTGAAACGAGTAGCTTCAAAATTTTCCATCCCGGTTCCTAGATCTTCGATTGTAGCCGAATTTATTTGGTTCTTAAGTCCAAACACTTTGGCTCCGGTAAAGGCTGCCAGATCCGTCATCCAATGAGATTGGGCATTCATGAACTGTGCCATAGGAGCTTTAATGGGCACGATTCTTAGAGTTCCAGTTTGCTCAAAATTGAAAGATAGGGTGGAAATGACCGTCTCAGAGAAACCATTGGCTACAAGAATGATATTTTTAAGTTCTTTAGCAACTTCAGCTTTTTGACTTTCTGGAGCCTGCGTTATCCTATCCTCGATGGCATTAAATAGGGGAGTTAGGGAAATAAGATCCATTAGGGCTCCATCGTATAGGATGAACTTTGGATTCTCTAGATAGCACCTTTGATTTCCTTGATCGTTAATATAGGAAGGAAAATACTTGCCAGAACTCTCTTCTAGGCCTATAGGGATGGGATAGCCCTCTATCCTCTCCACCTTGTAGCCACTTGGCCCTGGAAGCTCTCTAATAGTGACATGTGAGGCCTCGCCATAGCCAACTTCTTCAAAACACTGAAGAACTGCTTCAGCCAAAGCCTTCTCCCCATTTGCACTGATCGTAGCTACATTTAGGAGAAGATTTTTAGACTCTTCGGTAACCTTAATGCTTCGCTCTGCAATATATGGCAGAAGAGTTTCTTCCATGACCTTCTTGATACGTCTTACGGTCTTTTGGGGAGATTCTTTTGGATTGTTCTCACAAAAATCAAAGATATTACGGATGAGTTCATTTGCCAGTACAGCGGTAGTAGTCGTACCATCGCCACACTCATTAGCGGTCCTAAGAGAGCAGGAACGGGCTACCTCAATGATACTGTGCTTATATGGGTTCTGGTGGGCCATTGCCATGAATACGGATATTCCGTCCTTACTGATTCTATCTGGTAGGCCCACATGGTCTGATTCAAGAAGCATCACTTTACCACCTGGTCCAAGGGTGCCTCCAACAAGACGACTAATATCCCCCATAGTTTCTAGAACAACATCTCTTATCTTATTGTTATCACTCAGATATATTTTGGGGGCCGTTTTAGCTTTTCTATAAGACATAATCTCTCCTTTAGGAATATTCAAGTAACTTATATCATAGAAAAATAAGGTTGACTTTGTATTATGTTTGCCCTAAACTGTACCCATGAAGAAGACATTAGGATACGGAGTTAAATTTTCGAACGAAGATATGGATACCGCATATAAGGTCTATTGGCTTACGGGCCTTTATGGCTCTAAGAAAGAAGCTAGGGTTCAGCTTCAAAAGTATAAGAAAGAAGGAAAAGTACTCAAAAACGAAACCGTTTCAATTTTTAAGGTTGTAATGGAAGTACTTTCTTGAAATTACTCATTTCTTCTCCCTCCAAGGCTTTCTTGATTCAATATAGCGATGACGAACTTTATTGTCTAAGAAAGCTTCTTACCTATACCAATACTTCCGTCAAGCATCTTATCAAACGCCATTATAGTAATTTCTACTGGAAAGATAAAAACCCATATACCTGGCAGGCACACCTAGAAGGTCTTCAGAAAGAATTAAGGAAGTGTCTGGTATTTGAAGAAGATGGCAAACCCTACATTCGTCCAGGATCTATTCCCTATTTGTCAGGACTTGAGTTAGAAGTCTTCAACGACGTTAAGTATCCTTCTCTAAGACCAATTCCTTGGAAACAACCTCTCCCTTTTACCCTACATCCCTATCAAGAAGAGTCCTGCACAAAACTACCAGAAGAGAAACAGGGGAATGTTAGCTTAACCACGGGTTCTGGAAAAAGTGCTATTATATTAAAGATTTGCAAAGATATGGGGCTGAATGCTTGTATAGTCGCTCCAGGTAAGAGCGTATTCAATGAACTGATAGGAAAATTTGAATTTCACTTTGGTAAAAAGCATGTTGGAATATTCGGAGATAGCAAGAAAAAGCTAGATAAGAAATTCACAATAGCTATTGGAGACTCTTTAGCTAATATTAAGCCTGATTCCCCAGAGTACGAATTCTTTTCCAACCTAGACGTGCTTATAGTAGATGAGAGCCATACCTTTGCCGCCGAATCGCTAGAGACGATCTGTCATGGTGTTTTAGCTAATATTCCCTATAGATTTTTTCTATCAGCTACCCAGGATCGTAATGATGGCAGTCTACCCCTTCTTCACTCTATTATTGGGCGCACAGTATGTGAATTGGGTACGGCTGAGGCTATAGAAAAAGGTTACATTTGTTACCATGATTTTAGGATTATATCCGTTGATTCCTCAAATCCCTTATTTCAAGAATCCGATCCATTAGCTCAAAAAAGAGCCCATTTATTAAACAATAGCAACATCGCAAAGTTCATTGCAAAATTGGCTAATGCAATGGCTACATCATATGGAAAGCAAACTTTGGTTCTATGTGAGGAACTATCTCAATTGGCAATGCTAGCGCCCCTCTTAACGGTTCCTTATGTTCTAGCCCATAGCGAAAAAAGAAAAGCGAGACTGATAGAATTAGGATTAGAAAAAGTAGATGTTGAAGAAAGCATTGAAAAGTTTAATAAAAATGAAGCCAAGGTATTAGCCACAACTAGCTGTTGTCATGTAGGGGTTAATATATTTCCAACCCATTCTACAGCCAATTGGATGGGCGGTGCCAGTTCAATAAAGACCAAACAGGCGGCTGTGGGCAGAAGCGTTCGTTTTGGTCGATCTAATCCATGGGCTGCAAAGTGTGTTCCCAAAGATAAGGCCACTATTTACGATTTTGACATTGAGAACAACGAAACAATGCATCGCCATTTGGAGTCTCGCCTGGAATGTTACCGTGAGAGTGGTACAGAGATAAGGCATATCAGATTAAAAAAAGGTTGACGAACCCTTCATGGTTTGGTACCTTTATTTAAGGCAAAAATTAATTTGTCTAAAAGGAGAATAAAATGAATCGTGGACGACCAGGTGGAACTTATGACGGAGAGACTGTGGGCGGTATCGGATATATGCTTGGAGAGGCTCGGGCACAACGAGGGCTCACTTTGAGACAGGTAGCTAAGGCTATCGGCGTATCTCAGAGTTTTGTATCCAATATTGAGCACGGAAGGGCACCTCTTCCTGCCAAATATGTATTGGCCATTTCCCGCCTTCTAAATCTGGATCATTCTACGGTTGCGTCCTTTTCTATTCAAAGGACTCGATCTTTTCAGAACTATAAGAAGGTTGCACTTTAATTTTTAGGAGCAAAAATGGAATTCAAAGAGTTTGAAAGTATTGAGATTCTAGAATCGTTGGTTATTATAAGTGAAAAGATTCATGGGACTAATGCCCAAATTGCTATCGACGATTCTGGACAAAATATTTATGCAGGCTCTCGGAATCGCTGGATTACTCCAGAAGATGACAATTATGGATTCGCTACATGGGTCTATGCCAACAAGACTGAATTGCTTGCCCTTTTAGGTCCAGGCAGACACTTCGGAGAATGGTACGGATCGGGAATCGGTCCTGGATATGGTCTTAAAGAGAAAAGATTTGCTTTATTTAATACCTATCGTTGGACCAAGCTCAAACAGGATGGGCTTTTACTCCCACAAATGGATGTTGTCCCCGTATTGTATAGTGGAACTTTCACGCCAACCATCACTAGAGAAACGATGGACAAGCTCAAGAAAGACGGAAGTTCGTTAGTACCAGGATACATGAAACCAGAAGGCGTCGTTATATTCTTTTCACGAACTAAGACCTATCTAAAGCAAGTCTTTGAGAAAGAAGATACTGGATGGGACAAGAAAGAAAAGAAGGAAAAGGCACCTAACGATCCTGCTCTAGATGCTGAGGTAGCAACATACCTTCAACCCGTAAGATTAGAAAAATTGATTATGAGAGATGATCGCTATCTACGGGATTATCCAAAAAGCCTTGGAAACATTGCTAGTGACTATATTGCGGACTTGCTTAAAGAATCTCAACCAATCGAACCAAAGGTATTGGCTGAGTTGAGAAAGAAAGTCTTTGTTCTTATTAGGGAGAAATACGGAAAATGACCAGAGAAGACCGTCTAAAAGAAATAAGAGAGAAGGGTCCTCTATATGGGAGCGATGCTGAGTTCTTACTAGATGAGTTGGATGAAATGATAGAACAAAGGGATGCATATGGTGCATCAGTTGATGGTACCCATAAAACCGTCCTCAAGCTTGTTGCTAAAGTAGCCAAGCTTGAAGTCATTGAGAAGGCCACTAGGCATTTCATGGAGGGTTGTCACAAAGACTGGGATGATACGAGTGCCCGAATGACTGCAATGAAAGAAGCCTTGGGCGGCTACAGCATTGAAAGGAAGAAAGAATGACAAAAGAAATTGAAATTCTATTAGATGGCCAAATTCTCACAATGAAACTCCTATTTGGACTTACTGTTTGGGTCTTTGTAGATACTGGAATAATCGCTTACCTTCTCTTTCGTTAAAATAAATCAACTCTTATGATATAAGTCCTTAGAACCTAACAGTTCAGAGGACCTATGTCAAAACAACCTAAAAAGTTTAAAGATTCCCATGATCCTGGATTTGCCCAATTGGCTTTGGAGATCGCAAGGGCGATAGAACGTAACAAAGATGGTACCACTCAAAAACAACAGTTTGAAGAACTAGTGGCCGCCGAATGTTTGTTTAGAGAAACCATTCTAAGTTATCGTATAAGTACTGAGATCTACAAACGATTTATCCAACTAATTCGAATCACTAATAATAACATTCTTTCCGCCAGGCCTTATTTTAGAGAAAGTTCAGACACCTTCAGTTCCAAGATCACCCCTGCTTTGAAAACAAAGGATCCGGAAATTCTCAAACAATTTGGCATTAATTTTCATTTTGTTAAGTTTTGTAAAGATTACTGGATTGGCCTATGGCCCAAAAAGGTAGAAGCACTCTACAGGCGGGTCGAACGTGCCAGAACCATATTGATAGAAAACAATATGCCGTTAGCTGTTAACAGAGCTAAGATTTTCTATAGAAAAACCCCCAAAGGACACCTATCATTTTTGGACCTGATCGAGGTCAGTTCTCTTGGCCTATGTGCTGGTATTGATAAGTATACTGGTGAATTTAAGAAAAATTTCATAGGAGTGTGCATAGGTCGTATTGTGGGCAACCTGATCGATGCTTACTCTGAAACAGTAATGCATTTCTATCCAAGTGATAGACGAGTTCTTTATAGGGCCAATAGCCTTCGTGGTCGCCAGGGAATTACGGATATTACGGAGTTAACTAAAGCGGTTAATGACAGCTTTGCAGCGGACCTATTGGAAGGAAAGACTGCCCCCAAACCAGTCACTGTAACCGAATTAGCTTACCTGATGGCTGCAGCTTCTTTGGTCTCCGCAGATTCCAATGATGGGGAAGAGGGATTTGGAGTATATAGTTATACCCCGGATGGTGCTGAAAACGCAGAAGACGTTTTAGGAAAGAAACAACAGCTATCACAAATGGCCCAATTTGCAAGGAAGCTACCCTTAATCAACCAGAAGATATTGAGGCTTAAGGGCATAGAAATTTGAGTTGACTTTGTTTGATTATTTGCTACAATATGAATTGGAGAACCTATGACATATTCGTTGAACAACCGTCTAGTCTTGGAACTATACAATAAAGAGGCCCTCAAGCCTAGGATGCATGGCGGGATAGCAACTCCAGGCCAAAGAGATGGGCTTAAGGGTCTTAAGGTGTTGATAGATGCCCGTCTTCCAGAACCCTATGGCAGAGTTTCTGCTGGATCTGTTGCCTACATAAGAGAGGAAATCCTACATACTCATGATTGGGCATCTAAACCAATGACTTGTGACTTTCTTTCATCTAAGTTTATAGTTGTAGATATTTGCTACGTAGAATTTATCGATGTTGTAAATTATTCAGGAGATTCAGCATGAAAAAACTTATCTTTTTATTGACATTTCTATCCCTAACTTGTTTGGCAAAAGAACCCAAGTTTCACTATAAGGACTGCGTTAGGATTAACCACGGTTTTTACTTTGGATGTAGTGGAACAGTAGAGGATTATATGGGAATCGATGCCTATCAGGTCCAATTGTATGGATGTCAAGGGCATGATCTCCTCACCACTTTCTATGAAAGTGATATGGAGCTTTCAGCAGGATGTAAAAAATGAGAATAGGTAGGCTCGAATTCGGATTCAACGACGGTCTTTATTGGGGTTATGTTAAAGGTAGCTGTGAATGTCGCATGCTGGAATTAGGTCCGATTTATATTTTATGGTCCGCTAAAGACTGCAAATGTAGCCTTTGCAATAAATATACTTGCGTCTGTATGTGTTTGCTCTGTAAAAAGAGATATATTACTTGTGATTGCGAGGATTTTAAGTGAAGGCAATGTACATGGGAGACCCGCATATCAAGCCTAGCAATATCGATGAATCAGACGCTCTCGTACAATTTGTAATCGATAGGGCTTTAGAACACAAAATAAATATTCTCAACATTCTTGGAGATTTATGGGATACCCATTCTGTAGTAAATCTAAGAGTTACCGAATTTTGGGAAGGATGGTTTAACATACTAAGGAATCACCACGAATTTAGGACTATCATCCTTGTAGGAAACCACGATTTGACTGGAGATTATTCTAGTAATTATAGTGCTTTACATCCATTCTTACCTCTTGAAAACAAAAACTTTAAAATAGTAGCTCATCCACATCTAGAAGGACTTTACGGATATCTCCCATATATCCACGATAATAATAAATTTGTGGAATACGCAAATCATCTTGCAGACAAGGGAGCTAAAGTTCTCATAAGCCATCCAAACTTTGAAGGTGCAGTATATGACAATGGATCCCCTTTGTCTGGGGGTATTTCTGATAATAGTCTTGATCCTCGTTTTCTCCATCTAATCGGCGGACATATTCACACAGAGCGATCATATGGTAGGGTTTGGTATACCGGTAACCCTCGTTGGCTAAACAAGTCTTGCTCGAATAAAGATAAGGGCGTTTGGCTCGTAGATCACGATGATATTACTGGGGCTATCCTATCTAAGAAGTTCATTTCGACAGAATCAGTTTGTCAAAGAATAGTAAGCCTTACATGGAAGGAAGGCGAAGACAGGCCAATTATTCCTGCTTTTGCCAAAGTAGACGTAGAACTTCATGGATCTTCTGATTGGGTCTCCAAACAAAAATTGGAACTTAAGGGTCTAGTTAGCCTTTCTAGCAAAATTACTGATACTAAGAAATCAAAAGAACGCAAGTCTGGAAAATCATTGGTAGAATTTCTTTCCAAGTACTACCAGGCAGAACCCGAAAAAATACAAAAACTCATAAAATATCTAGGAGAAATGAAACTTGTCTGACGAAACACCTTCATTAGGAGACTTAACCAAGCTCATGCTCTTTTTTGGGAGAGTTCCTGAGGTTCATCTAAAAAATCTCAAGAATTTTGCCTTCATATACTTTAATGGCCACAAGGAGAGTCCCAAGTTGGATTACTCCGTTGCTACCAAAAAGGAAGATGGGGATACGGTATTTTCATACGATCTGACTCTTAATATGGAACTAAACGATCTTATGGACAAAAGATACGCAGCCCTAGAAACTGCGGTTCGAACTTTGTTTTGGAAAGAAGCCAAGATAAAAGTAAGCATTAATGGCGAAGAGGTATATAAAAGTGAGTGACCAAAAAGAAGTGGCCCTATTGCCCCAAAATGATTTTACCATGAAAGACCTTGAAACTATTGAGAAGTTTAAGGAAGCCGGAATGCTTGGCCTTCATACGTTGAAAGATACAGACGTAGAGAGGTCCATGGCCTTATATATGGACGGCAAGTCTTATCGTCAAATTGCCAGTGTCCTAAAGATCAATAAGGCGGTCATCTTGTTCCTAGCCCATAAGTTTAAATGGTGGGAGCTTCGTAAAGAATACCTTGATGAATTGGTAGTTACCCTAAAAGACAAGGTAATGGAATCCAAACTACAATCTCAGGAGTTCCTATTGGAGCTAGTACTAGCTTACCAAAAGAAGATCAGCAGGAACGTACATCAGTATTTGAGGACAGACAATCAAGAATTTGCGGACAATATTGATCAAAAGGATATCGGAACTGTACTTAAGGTTATGGAACTCTTACATAGGCTTAGTGCTGAAAATTTTGCTAATCCCAGCGATAAGTCCTTAGTTTCCTTGAATGGTATGGGCGAAGGCGTTAACATCACCAGAACTGGAAATAACTCGGTTGAGATTACTCCCAAAGGTCCCAGCCCATTTGGTTCTAAACTAAAACAGTTTGCAGAATTAAAGAGAGAGCAAGAAAGAGCTTCTCAGCCAGCTCCCAAAGTGGTTCATGATATAATTGTTGAAACCGTAACGGAGAAAGAAAAAGAAAATGAATAAAATTGTACTGTCCCTATTGATTATTTTAGCAATGGTCCTTATTCCTAGGACATCGGTTTCAAAAGGCAATGGCCCAGAAACGGTAGTTCTAAGCAAGACCAATACACTGGTATTGGGTGGTGAAGTTAATGGAGATTCCGTATCAGCGGTTATCTCTAAAGCTAAAGAGCTTGACTATTCTCTAAATTCAGGAAGAGGTCACATTATTACCAACAAAGAGCCCCTATATCTCTTTCTGAATACCCCAGGAGGGAGTATCCAATCTGGTCTTGAGATGATTGAGGCCCTAAATGGTATTGGTCGTCCAGTAAATACGATTACTCTCTTTGCTGCTAGCATGGGTTTTCAGATTGCCCAGAATCTTAATGATCGTCTAGTACTCAAGAATGGTGTTCTGATGAGCCATAGGGCTGCTGGAGAGTTCCAGGGTTCCTTTGGAGGTATTCAGCCTAGCCAAGTGGACAATAGGTACAAGTTTTGGTTGGATCGAGTTAAGGAGATGGACGATCAAACCGTTTCCCGTACTATGGGCAAACAAACCTATGAAACCTATACCAAACAGTACCAAAACGAGATGTGGCTCACCGGAACTAAAGCGGTAGAACAAGGATATGCCGACCGTATCGTGGTAGCAAAATGCGATTCAAGCCTCAATGGTGTTTCTACCAAACACGCTAGCATTTTAGGTTTCGACATCGCCTATGACTTGGATAACTGTCCATTGAATTCGAGTCCTATGAATATCCGAATTTCGTCTTTGGACGGTAAGACGCTAACAAGCGAACTTACCAATGAAGTTACTGCCAAGTTTTTAGCATCTTTCGAGAACAAGCAAAAACAAGTCGTCCCAATGTATTGGTAAATATGCCATTAATTAGCTATACTTGCATATGTAAACTATCCTTCAGTAAGTACGTAAAGTCTGCTAAAGAAGCTCTCCCAACGGTCAAATGTAAGTGTGGTCTTGAGGCTCAAAAGAGCTTTGGGACCACATCTTCATCCTATAAAGTGACTATAGATAATGGCCTAATGGCTCGTAGCATAGAAGTTGATCCCAATATAGCTGAGATCAATGACGAACGAAGCTCTGTAGATCGAACAGAAGAAGATTGACAAATATTTATAAGTGAGCCATACTATAATCGATGCTAACCGTAAAATCCCTAACCCTACAAAATATCGGCCCTTTTGTGGACGAACAAACCATCGATTTCACGAAATGCGGCGTTCTCACCCAAATTAATGCGGAGAATAAGAATACTGGTGGGTCTTCTGCTGGTGGAAAAACGACCATCGCCAACGCCTTGGATTTCTTACTTGGCCTTAATGACATTTCAAATAGCATTCTACAGTCACGATTTACCAAAGAACCCATGGTAGTAAGTGGCCTATTTGAATCAGACGGCGTTCCCCTTAAAATTCAAAGAAATAAGAAATTACTAATAGATCTCAACGGAGAAATTACTACTGGTAGTTCCAAGATTACTGAGGAATTACTAGATAGACTTATCGGTATGCCTAGAGACTTGTTCAGAAAAATTCTCCATAAACGTCAAGGAGAAGGTGGGTTCTTCCTAAACATGGGTCCTACTGATGTCCATAAGTTCCTCACTAGTTGCCTTGGTCTTAAAGACGAACAAGCCAAGATCCCCGTTTTGGACGATAGATTAGGGGTATTGTCAGAAAATAAACTCTCTCTAGAATCTACTATAGAATCCAATAAGATGGGTCTGGAAGCCACTCAGAGCGCCATATCTAGCCTTGGACCCATTCCTGCCCAGGACATCGATCCGGGGATCATTGGGGAGCTTATAGATGGGCGTACCAGGGCCACCGACAACTATAATAGGATAGTAGAAGGCTGTAGGAAAGAAAGGGAAAAACTAGAAGCTTCTAGACCTCAAATTTCCACAATTCTATACGATAGAAGTAAAATTGAGGAGCTTGATGAGGCTATTTCAAAACTCAAATCTCAGATTGCAGAATTGGACAAAATTGAACAAAATAGGGTATCTGGACTTAAAATTATAATTTCAGAATTACGGACTAAAATTGATCAATTGAATGCTTCTGAACAAACAAGGCAGTCCGAGGTTAGGTCAAAGATAGCTAGCAATAAGTTAAAAACCACAGAAACCCTATATCTTGTAAATGGCGGTAAAAAAGCCAAAGAAGAGGCTATAAAGCTAACCGGAGAGCTTAAATTTATAAGGGCTTCTATCTGTCCCACTTGCGAACAGAGTTGGGCCAATGATGCCTCTAAGCTTAAAGAGTCAAATATCCTTAAAAAACTTAAGGAATACAAAGAAAAAGTAATTACTGGCATGGAGGCAGAGAAGCTAATCAATCGACTGGAAATTGAAAAACAGCAGTTAGATTTAGACCATTTTGCTAGGCCCATACCTGAATTAGTAACCATAAATACCCAAATAGATCAACTTATAGCAATTTGCTATATTCAGGCTATCCCCGAAACCATAGAATTGAAGAAAGAAGTTGACCTTAAAACTATGGCGGTAGCAGACCTTCGCATGGAAGAAGGGAATCATCAGTTTAAAGAAAATCTTAAAACGAAAGAAATACTTGCTATTTACGCACAAAAACAAACCGAACTCCATAAGACCCACGAAACTCTCATCAGTAGATACGCTGGCGAAGATAATAAGGCTTTTGGTGAGTACGAGACTGCTAGGATTAAGATCAAGAATTTTAATGAAACTAAAGAGAGATTCGATATTTCTTTGGTCAAGCTCCAACTACAAGAGAGTAAGTATCTTAAGCACATCGTCGAGAAGTATTCGGAATTAGCCTCAATATTGGAAGAGATAGAACTAGCCACGGAATCTAAAAAGTTAATCAAATCATACCTTTCTTGTTCCTTTGAAGACGCACTGGATTCCATTGGAGATACGGCCACCGATCTAATTAGGGCCATTCCCAATATGTCCACCGCTACAGTACAGTTTGATGGGCTCAAGGAGTCTAAAGAGGGAAAAGTCAAAGAAGAAGTAAATGCCGTTATTAGTATGAACGGGGAAATTGGCATTCCCGTTAAGTCTTTGTCAGGTGGAGAGAGGTCCGCAGTAGACCTAGGGATAGATTTGGCAGTGATCCAATTCATAGAAGAAAGCACTGGCAAGGGAATTGACCTATTCATATTGGACGAACCCTTTACTGGCCTAGACTCTCAATGTTGCGAAGACGCCATTGAGATGCTCAAGAATTGTATTACCGGAAAAAGAATTTTTTTAGTTGACCATAACCCACAAGTAGCGCAAGCTATAGAGAGCCACATTACAGTGGTCAGAGATGGCCTTACTAGCCGTATTGTGCAGTAAGCGGAGATAAAATGTTTCTTCTTGAACTGACCGAAAAAGAGCTAGAAGTACTAAGGGATGGTCTTATCAAGGAGAAGTATTCTTGGGAAGACAAAGATCCATTAGAAGTTAGCAGAACTACTATAGAAAACAAACTAAACTCTTGTCACTCTTCTTGGTCTAAACTTGACTCTGCCTCTAATTCTCAAAAAGAGGTTCTCATTACCGCAAGAGATCTGATCCACATCGTCTCATTGGCTAAGACTGAATATACCAAACTTCGTGGGGACTTACACATTTCCGAAAAAAGAGTAGAAGAAAGCGATTTTGTACATATTGCCCTTGCAAACGTTCTTATCATGTGGTTAAATAATAAAGACTGTTTAAAGAAACTAGCCAAATTTGATTACACGGATCAATCGGCTCAATTTGAAGAAATGGAATAATATGACTTTAGAAAAATGGACAGGTTTGTTAATGAAAGAACAAAGGAAACTTGAAACAGATCTTCCAATCTTTTTCGATCCAAGTAACTGGAAAGAAGCCTCAGAAGCATTAAAAATCTATATTAAGAATGTAGATGAAATGACCGAAGTCTACAATATGGAAAATAAAGGAAATTAATATGGGTCGTCCAAAAAAAGCACCTCTTACTGAAATGCAAAAATTGGCCAAGAAAATTGGTATCGATGCGGAGGAAGTCCTAAAGGAATTAGAAGCTGCCGATGTTGAAACCTTGAATAAGCGCATTGCTCAGGCCAATCAGGCCATTTCTGATACTAAATCTGAGTTGAATAAGAATGAGGACTACACGCAAGCCAAAGATGATGTGAAACTTCTCAGTTCTGGATTTCGAGAGGTTAAGGGTCGTCAGAATGCCATTATTTCTGTTTGTCTTCAGCTCCGTAAGGATAAGGGGGCCGTATGATTATAAGCCCAATTCCTTCGGCTCCTGATGCTGCAAAATTCGCAGACCGATTTCACAAAGATATTTATAGCTCGGATCAACTTTTACGCGATATTCGCGACGCAATTATGGATACGGTAGAAAAAGGGTATTATAGTACATGGGTTAGTATTGAAGGATTTTCGGCATCGGCCATTTCTAGATCTATGCGTGAACTTAAGAGCCTTAAATATAGACTCTCAAAAGAAAAATTTCGACTATATATCAAATGGGATAAGGGGGCTGCTTGAAATCAATAACATGCCTAAGACTGTCCGGATCTGAAGATGCAACGACTACAGAAGAGATTATCCGAAAACATTTGGAAGAAATGGATGACTGCGATGCAGAATTAGTCACTCTCCTACAGTGTCCAATAGGAAGGGATGGTTCCGTACTATACTCTTTCATTTGGATAGACAGGCCACTGCTTGAATCCTGAACGTGTCCTAGCTTTAGATGTTTCAACCAAAACAGGGTACGCCTTAGTGGTAAGCTCTGATTCTGGTATGAAATTGGAAAATTATGGCACTATTTCTCAGATTCATCAACCTGATGGGAACTATCCATCCAATTATGTCATATGGGCTTACGATTGTTTTAATGAAATATTAAAAATAATTAATAGTTCTAATCCAGATGTTTTGGTGATAGAAGAGACTAGCAAGGGCAGTAAAAATGCTATGTCACAGAAAATATTGGAATTTTTACATTTTTTACTTGCCCAATATATAAAAGATAACCATATTAAGTCTGTATATATAATGACAGAACAATGGCGTAGAGAGATTGGCTGCCAGATGTCCAAAGAAGAAAAACTTAGAAACAAGGAAGTTCGGACATATAAGAAAAAGAACAAAACCATTATTGCTTACGATATAAACGGTAAAAGAACTGGACTTATTGGTAGGAAGCATGTTAACATACGCAGGGTAAGTGAGATTTTTGCAGGTCAGTTGAAAGAACCATTGAAGAGAAAATCGGAAGATGAAGCCGATGCTCTTGGATTATCTGCATGTTATCATTTTAGGAAAACCAGTAAAAACACTAAAATTGAAGAAGTTACACTGGAAGATATGTTAAAATTGGAAATAAATAAGGTATGAGGGCTTATGTGGACAAGCCTAAAAATGATAGAAGCGGGCAAAAGATAGGGTCTTGGACTCTTCTTCATATTTCTGGAGTTAAGAGACTTAAGAATGCTATAAATAACAAGCACACTGTTATTTGGATGTATAGCTGTCAGTGCGATTGTGGAAACATTTGCGACGTAGGATGGCCCGATATTGCTGCAAAAAGATCCACAAAATGTTTTGATTGCCATTTTAAAGAATGCGTACTAAACTCACAAAGAGGTATAAGTAATTTTAAAAATAAGAATTCTAATTACAAAGGAACGAACGACATTCCTCATATATTTTTTAGCAGAGCGAAAAAGGGTGCGGAAAATCGTGATATAGAATTCAATATATCTATCGAAGATATGCAAAATCAATGGGACGTACAAAAAGGATTGTGTTATTATACTGGAATACCTTTAATATTTTATATGACAAAAAATATAGATAGAAGAGAAAATTTGAGTTTTAAGGCTAGTTTAGATAGAATCGATTCTAATTTGGGATACACGAAAGAAAATATTGCTTGGACTACTAAAACTATAAATTGTACTAAATTAGATTTGACAAAAAAGGCCTTTTTAAAAATGTGTGAGTTAGTTTACTTATACAATAAGGACAAATTATGAGTGGATTTTGGGACAAAAAAGGAGTCAAGACACAGGAAGTTGCCTATCAAGAGGCTCAACAAGTTCAGGAGCCATTGCAATTGGACGAGCAAGCTTTGGCTGAGATTCAAGGTGAGGAATTCGACGTATTCGAGGATGAAGAGGAAGATACCTCCGAAATCATGTTTGATGCCAACCTTCGTTTGGAACAAGGTCGTCTTTATCAAATGATTATGAGGCACGATCTTTTTGGCGAAACTGATGCTGATCCCAAGGCTATTAGAAACGTACAACGAGAGATTCGTAAATTTGTTCGTGAGCGTATGGAGACAATGCTTGGTATTCGCCAAGAACAAGCCATTCAAGAAGTGGTAGTTTCTTCGCCCTTTAACGATATGGAGGTCACCGTTCTTAGGATGTTGGCTTCAAAGATGTCTAAAGGTGCTACAGAGGAACCAATTAAGCCTGAGCCTATTGTTCCAGTCCAACCTAAAAGGGATGGTATTACGACAATTAGCGGTAATTTAAGGGCACATCCTTCTCCAATCTCTAAACCAGCATTTGGTACAAAGATGGCAAAATCTAAGGACAGGCCTGTTCCAGGGGAACCAATAAAGACTAAGGCTAAATCTGTTACAAAATCTGCTATCAATAATGTCGAAGAAGAATCTTTGTTACAGAAATCTATTGACGATATGACTCCAGAAGAATTGGCAGCACACGATGCAGCAGCTCTAGAACGTCGTTCTAAAAATTATGCTACTATGCCAAACAACCTCACTCCTCATCCAACTGGAGCAGCGTTAGAAATGCTATACGTTCAACAACTTAGTCAAACGACAGCCCCCGGAACTGCCGTGTCCAAAATGATGGAACTAATAAATGGCCGGTAACAAACAAGGAGATAGATATGTCTGAAAATACTGATAAGAGAAATGCTACACAAAAGATTGAAGATCTTGAAAAGGTAGTAACTGTACTATATCAAGCAGTTAGTCAAATGAAACCCGCTCTTGAGAATCTAATGAGGTCTCAGGGAGATATGGCTTTGGTGAAGGACGCTCTTAAACTTCTGAATAAGAAGACTGAGGCCATCATTCAAGTTGCTGCTCCTGAAACAGGTATTACTGTTTCTGCTGTTTCTACCCTTGTGGTCAAAATGAATGTTGATGATCTGACTGCTCAGGTTGCTGGATATGTTGCAAATGGCCATCTTGTTGCCGGTGACGAGGTTGCCGACAACAGTTATCTGGTATGTGAGGAATCAAATGCCGATGGCACTTTGGCCAATCCTCGTATTCAGTTCCGTCTTGACTCTCAAGACAAGGCTACCGCAGATGCTCTGAGAGGTAAAAAGGCTGGAGACGTGGTTTCATTTGGTGAAAATAGGTTTAATGCCAAGATTTTGGAGGTCTATACATTAGCGGAACCTAAGGCTCCAGAGGCCGCTACTGCACCTCAAGAGGCTGCTCCTGCCGCTTTGTCTGACGTATCTGCACCACAATCTCCTACAGAGGATGCTCCAGCCGCTCCTCCAGCTAATCAAGTTGCCGATGCTACTCCAGCCTTGGATCCTCTTCCAGCCGAGACCTCAGTTGTAGAATTCGTGCCATCCGATAATTCTACGATGACTACGGCTTCTAGTCGATAATGTCTTAAGGGCTACTATCTATATGTCAAAGTATAGGTAGTGGCCCTATTTAATAAGAAGGTACTAAAAGTGAAAAAACACAAAGGTCCTAAGGTTCTCATATTAGACATCGAAACTGCCCCAATTATTGGATATGTCTGGGGAATTTGGGACCAAAATGTTGGGTTGAATCAAATCAAGTCTGATTGGCACTTGCTAAGCTTTAGCGCCAAATGGCTAGGAGATCCTCCTAATAAGACCATCTATATGGATCAAAGAAATTCTAAGAACATTGAAGACGATAGGAAACTACTCGATAAGATCTGGGAATTATTGGATTCCTGCGATATCCTTCTAACTCAAAATGGCAAGAAATTTGACCATAAGAAGATCAATGCCCGTTTTGTTCTAAACGGAATGCAACCCCCAAGTTCCTATAAGCACATAGATACGTTGGTTATTGCCAAGAAGCATTTTGGATTTACTTCCAATAAGCTCGAATATATGAGCGATAAGCTTTGTGTTAAGTATAAGAAGCAAACCAAGCGTAAATTTGCTGGGTTTGAACTTTGGAAAGAGTGTCTCTCTGGCAATAAAGAAGCTTGGAATGAGATGGAAAAGTACAATAAGTACGACGTTCTATCTCTAGAAGAACTTTACCATAAGCTAATTCCATGGGATAACTCCATTGACTTTAACCTATATACCGATAGCTTAGACATCACATGCAAGTGTGGGGCCACTAACTTTAAAAAGTGTGGATTTGGATATACCTCTGTAGGCAAGTTTCAACGATTCAGGTGCAACGATTGTGGAGCAGAAACTCGCAGTAGGGAAAACCTACTATCCAAAGAGAAAAAGCAAACCATTAGGTCCGGAACCACAAGAAATAGCCCATAAATGAAATCCATGATATACTGTGTCTAGGACGGACTAAAATGTGAGCAAAATTGAAGAATTAGATAAATTAGACAAAGCTATTAAGGATGCCGAAATTCGTCTAAAATCTGTTCAAGCCAACGTTGAGATGATTGATAAAGAAATCAGTGTCTTAGAACCTCGTCAAAAAGAGCTAGAACAGAATATCGAGTTTCATAAGAAATCGGGCACTGTACCTATCGCTTACGAATATAAAAAAACTAAAAGTGAGCTTTCCAAGATCAAGGCTAGGTTAATTCTTATTGTGTTTGATCGCAAAAAATCAATACAAGCTTGTGGAACTATTGAAGACGTTATAAATAAATTTAAAAGAGATCATATGGAATTGCTAAAGACTAGTGAAAACAATGTCCTAAGAGTACTTTTCGGTGGTTACCGTGGAAAAAATTGACATGCAAAAGAAGATATTAGAGGAAGATGACTTCATACATGCCCCCAAATATCAAAATAGTCTTAATAAACTTCTTGCAAAAACCGACAAACTGTTAGAAAATGGCGCTATAGGTAGACTTCTACTCCTGAGTGAAAAGGAAGTTGAAGAGATCTACCAGCAATCGATTCTTGAACTCAAGAAGGAAATGAACCCCGATGATGACGAAGATCGAGGTATTTACTGACGGATCTGCCACCACTGCTAACAAACCCGGTGGATGGGCCTACGTTCTGTGTGTAGATGGAGAGAAGCATTCCGAAGGATCTGGACATGCTGAGAATGTATCCAACAACGATATGGAACTCGAAGCAGCCATTCAAGGTCTTGCCGCTGCATTAAAATACGTATACCCTCCTATCGAGGTTCTAGGAAATTTAGAACCAACTCAAGCTGTTTTGGACCATCCAGAAGTTACCCTATGTTCAGATAGCCAAATCGTACTTGGCTGGGCATCTGGATCCTACAGATTCAAACAAGAAAATAAATTACAAAAATACAAACAGCTTCAATTCCTAGTTAGACGACTTAGAGTCAAAACTCAATGGATCAAGGGCCATTCCGGAAATGTTCACAACGAGAGGTGCGATAGACTCGCCAATAATGCCAGGAAGAACATTTTGGTAGAAAGTGTTGACAAAGTAGTTTCCGAGGTAGATACTAAAATTGGTACAAAGAAGATAGGTGTAGTTAGTCTTTGGTACCAAAATGTTTTGAAGATAGTCGATTTTGAAAATGGTATTATTGAGAACTACGATAGAGAAGCCCATGGAAAACGTGGAAGCGTAATTGAGATTAGAGAAGGAAAAGAGAGATGAATAGTCCCAAAGTACAAAAGGCCCTAGACGAAGCATTTATGGAACTTCATGCTATGTCTCATGAGGAATTTCATAAGGAACTTACCAAGAGAGTTGAGGATCTTAGGGGGTTTATGGACGAAGAAAAAGAATTTAATCACTATCTAGACATCAGCTCTAGACAATTTCTGAGGCAAACATGAAAGACTTTAGATGGAATGGCTACAATAAGGCTACATACTGGAATGACCTATTAGGTATAGAGGTTACCGATATAATTTCAGATAAGTCTTTTATCAATAACCCAGGTTCAGCCAAGATAAATTCCATATTAGACGCTCTATGCCGAGTAGTTTCTGAACTTATGGAAATTGAAGAAAATAGGAACGATTCGTGAATGGGACCTAATCAACATATTCAAATCGATATCCTTTAGTATGTCTATATTCTCCCTTTAAAACTCTAGATACAGACCTATCATCTAATTTTAATTCCGTCCACGCCTCTTTTATTGAATTGTATATTTTCCCACTGTTTAGACAAACTATCTTTCTGGATCTATGCTGGTTACCCATGAGACGAGTTGACATTTTTATTCTTTCTTCATCTGACATCTTATTTCCTATACTATTTTTATTTCCTTTCATTTTTATTTTCTGTACTGCGGACATAGTTGGATTCGGTCCAGTCTTCTTTCCTTTATTCCAAACGGGAATTTTTCTTCTTTTTCTAGTTTCAGATATTCTTCTTCGAATATCTAGATCTTTGGTCTTACCGTGCAATGGATGGAGTTTTCCAGATGGAACCCACTTTCCTCCTGGTGCTCTATTAAAAAGCTTTACGTGCCTTTTACGTAAAAAGGATACTACCATAGACTCTCGAATGAATGCCATATCTGCGTCTCTAAAACAATGCATTATCTTTATAATTGGTAATAAACCCAATAATTTCAAACTATTAACCCATTCTTTATGTTTTATGGACCTATTGCTAACATTCCAAGCCCTTCCCTTGGTTCCCTTTCCCACATAAACTACTTGCTTTGTTCTTGGATCTATGTGAAGGTATACGTAGTGAATGTTTTCGTAGTACTTAATTGGTTTTCTTTTATTCATAGAGGTAAGATTGTGACAAGTGAGAACCGGATGTTAGCGTTTGACTTAGAAACAGGTGGCCTAGATCCAACCAAAGCAGATCTCCTAACTGGTTACTTTGCCATGTTAGACCAAGATTTTAAGATCTTAGAAGAGCTTTCTTTGCATCTCAAACCAGAAGGACGTTTACCAATTGTAGAAGCTGCTGCCATGGCTACCAATGGTATCGACATTCAGAAGCATCTTGAGAGCCCAGACACCATTACCTATGCTGAAGGTGCAAAAAAACTCGTTTCCATGATTAAGAGGCATCTGAAGAAAAAGGGTCGCTACAGTAACATAATTCCATTTGGTTATAATATTTTAACTTTCGATATTGTCTGGGCACAATACCATTTGATTGACAAAACTACTTGGGAATCAATGGTCCATTATAAGGCTCTTGATGTAATGCAACACGTAGACATGCTCAAAAACCATGGTTGGCTTCCTCCAAACGTAGGAAATCTTAAGTCTATGGTTGACTTCTTTGGCGTTCCCAAGGGTGAGGCCCACGTAGCAAAAGATGATATTTTGATGACTTTGGGAGTCTACAATAAGGTTAGAGAGCTAATGGATTCTAAGAAGAGTGGTGGAAACAATCAAGATCTGATTAGTCTTTTGGAGGCTGAATGAAACGCTCTCAAATGCTGCAAGTTATCAAAGATGCCCTATATCCACATCTACCCATGCACTCATGGGAAGAATGTCCAACTTATATTGCCGAAGCGGTTCTACAATCTATTGAAGGCGGAAATAAACTTGGAGAGGGAATGTTGCCCCCAGACTATTTCAATCCCGATAAGGGCGGATTTGTAGGAAGCGCTATGGGAATTTGGGAAAATGAATGGGAGAAAGAATGAGAATATTTTTTAATCACAATACGTTGGATAGCTACCATAACGACAGCTGCGTAAAATTTGGTATAGGCTGGTATAGACACCACAAAAGCCATAAGTGGTTTGGAATTACTATAGAACTCTATCTTCTTTATTGGGTAGTTAGTGGCAACTTTGTTAGTAATTATAAAGAATATCGAAAGAGAATGGACTGGAAACATAGTGACCATCTTAGGGAAGATTTAGCTGCAAAATTGGCAGCTAGAAAATTGGAGAAAAAGTGAATATAAGCATTCATACACACCCTGAATCCAGGCTCAGTGGTTCTCCCCTTCCTGCTATGATTAAGCGTGCAGTAGACTTGGGTCGTACCCATTTTTCCTATACTGACTTGGGCCACATCTCTAGTTGTTTGAAGACTTACGGTCTTGCCAAGAAGTCAGGACTCAAATTTGCTCCAGGTATTGAATTCTATTTCAAAGATCCCAAATGTCCATTCGTTACTGGAACTCAGGCAGATCGCTGTAGGTACTTTAATGCAGCACTTTTTTGTACTAATCAGCTCTCTTTTCAGGAACTCATAAGAACGGTATCTAAAGACGATATGCCCAAAATTGAGGTCCAAGAGGAAGAGCAATCCTTATGGTCCTGGGATGAACTGGAACGTCTAAGTAAGTTCGATACCCTCCTAGTTCTTGGGGGTGTCCACGATATGGTTGGGAAAGTCCTTCTAGCTGATGGCCCAGAATTGGCAGAAAAGGTATTACTCAGGGCTAAAGAGTTATTTGGTCCTAGATTATCCATAGCTTTGATCTGTGAACCATGGGATAAGAAATACGCTACGGTTATCAAAATCAACTACACAGATGGTACCTATGACTCTTTATTGGCTTCTGACACGGTTACAACCGATAGGGCTAGAAAAATAAAGGTCTCAGATCTAATTAAAAGAGGTGGTCATACAGAGATTCAATCCAAAATTGTAGGTAATACTTTTTTTGAAGTCTATAAGAAAATAGATAACATTACGGAACAAAAAGGTTTTCTTCCATTGCCAGGTGGCGACATTACCCTTAGAATCAATAAATTTTTGCTCGAAATGTCCAAAAAATATGGAATTACGGCACTAGTATCTGACTACGCCTTTTATGCTTCAAAAGAAGATCACGCCGCTCAAACCATGGTTCTTGGCGGTAGTAAGCTAAAATCCGACCTTCATATGAAAACCGATGAAGAGTTCTATAAGTATCTTTATACCGTAATGAATCTGAGTCAGGACGAAGCCGCTCAACTTATATACAATAATAATGAGTGGGCTAAGAATTTTGATAACTTTGAATTGAAATACGAATGGCATTTGGCAGATAGTGGTGGAAATGCCGCACAGCAATGCATGGAGATTATTAAGAAAAAGGGACTAATGAAGTGGGATAATCCTCTATGGACTGCTCGCCTTAGAGAAGAGTTTTTGGTCATTGCGAAAAACAAGGTCAAGGATCTATCCCCATATTTCTTGCCCATTCACGATGTCATTAACTATTATGAGGAAAATGGCAGGCTTACTGGCCCAGGACGAGGAAGTAGTGCTGGAAGCCTAATTGCCTATCTAATGGGTATTACCAAAGTTAACCCATTTACTTACGACCTTAGTTTTAACCGCTTCTACTCTACAGATCGTATCGAAGCCCTTAAATTGGCCGATATCGATTCTGACTTGGAGTCTAGAGAATTATTGGTTGGAAGTGATGGTAAAAGCGGATATCTTTATGGTAGGTGGGGCAATAAGGCTGCCCAAATCAGTACCAGGGGCAAGATCAGGCTAAAGAGCGCAATCAAGGACACTAACCGATATTTTAAGGGATCTGTTGAGAAAGAAATCGAACAAATCTGTAAAAAGCTTCCAGATGCCGGTCAAGGCATTACAGATGAACAATTTTTGTTTGGTTTTGAGGATGATGATGGCAACCATATTGATGGGTTGATCGAAACTTCCGAAGTCTTACAGAAATACATAGCTGAACGTCCAAAAGAATGGGCAATCGTACAACAGGCTCTAGGGATTACTAGATCTTTTAGCCGACATGCCTGCTTCCCTTCTAGTGAGGCAATCTTAACTATAGAAGATGAAAAGATAGTAAAAAGAGGAATTATAGAATGTCACAACAAAATGATTCTAACAGGAACGGGGAGAAAGGCAAATGCGAGACTTCTCCATCAAGGACGGAAGAAGATTTACAAGTACACACTCTCGGACGGGACAAGTATAAAGAGCACCTCAGATCACGAATTCTTAACACTAGAAAAAGGCTGGCAGAAAATAAATTTGATCCTGAAGGAAAACCTTACATTTTTACCTCTATCGATGACTGTAAAAGATTTGCTAAAAATAAAGGACTGAAATGTTTAGATAACAAATACGTTAGATGCGATTTTCCTATGTCTTGGGAATGCAGCAATGGACATATCTTTAAAAGACGCATAACCGATATGGTTAGAGGAACCGCAAAATGCCCTAAATGTGGAGATAGGGGTCGAGCAGAGCATTCTAGAAAAACATGGGAAGACATAAACAAAGAACTTAAAAGACGAGGACTCATTCCTCTATTTGTTCACGAAGACTATAAGAGCGTGGAATCTGTCTTAAGGTTCAAACACACTAAATGCGGTAATGAATTCGAATGTAGGTACAGACAGGCCTTTAAACTTAAAGATGGAAGCGCGTGTCCAAAATGTAATCCACTGTGCAAAAGGGGGACTTTGGAAGAATGCGAAAAATTGGCCCAAAAGAAAGGCGGAATTTGCGTAAAATTTTCTGGTAATGTTAAGGATATTTCTACTTGGAAATGTAATGCAGAGCACGTTTGGCAAGCCCCACTATTCTTGATGCGCAAGGGAAGTTGGTGTATGATCTGCGAATACGATTCCAGAATAAAATATAAATCTGAAGAAGACTATAAGTTAGCGGGTCGCTTGGCCAGCTATAAACGAAGAGATAAACAAAAAAATAGAGGATTCGATATAGATTTTAACGATATGCTTAAGCTCAAAGATTCCAAATGTTTTTACTGTTCAGATGAGGCTAAGGGGTACGATAGAAAAGATAATAGTTTGGGACACTTAAAAACAAATGTGGTTCCGTGTTGTTTTAGATGCAATAAGATAAAAATGGACAAAATTCCCTTTGACTTAATGATAGAAATAGGTAAAACTATAAATAAGTATTATGCTAAAAATAACAAAAGTTGAAGAAATAGGATATGAAGACGTTTACGATCTTTTTGTAGACAATGAAGACCATTCTTTTATATTGGGAAATTCAGGTGTAATTGCGCATAATTGCGCATTTGTCATTGCAGATATGCCCATTTCTGATCTGGTTCCTCTTAAAGAAGGCCATATTACCCAATATGAAGCTGGGGCTTGTGAAGAAGCTGGTTTGGTTAAATACGACTTTTTGGTTATCAATCAATTGAAAGATATCAGAGTTTGCTTGGACTTGATCAATAAGAAGAATGGCGATGTCAACAGAGTTGGTTATTTTAACCATAAAGGCCTAAGAACCTACATTTGGGACTTACCAGAAGATCCAGAGGCCTACAAAAGTGTTTGGAATGGAGAGACAGAATCCTGCTTTCAAATCAATACCACCACCATGACCCCTTTTGTGAAATCCGTCATGCCCCAAAATATGGAAGATCTTTCCATCATTCTATCCCTTGTTCGCCCTGGTCCATTGGACTATGTTATCGAGGAAACCGGCAGAAATATGGCTAGGGAGTACGTACATCGTCGTGATGGCAATTCATATGAAGATATTGAAATCCTAAAGGAATTGATTCCACAGACACATTCGGTTCTTGTTTATCAAGAGCAGGTTACTAAGATCGCAAAGGAACTAGCTGGATTCTCCGGCAGTGCTGCTGAAAATCTCAGAGAAGCTATTGGTAAAAAGAAGCGCTCTACGATTTTAAAGATTAAGCCTGAGTTTATTAACGGATGTAAGTCTTCAGGCAAGGTTACCGAGGAAGAGGCCCAACAGCTATGGGAACGAATCGTGACCTTTGGTAGATATGCGTTTAATAAATCCCACGGAATCTCATATGCCCACATTACCTACGCTTGCATGTTCCTTAAGCATTACTACAACTTGGAGTTTTGGGCAGCCATTCTCACAAATGCCAAGGAAAAAGAGATCTCAGGCAAGCTCTGGCCTCACGTAAGAGACTTGGTAGCTCCTCCAGATATCAACCTATCTTCCGATGAAATGGAGATTGACTACGCCAATCACAAGATTCGTGCCAAGTTAGGTGTCATCAGGGGAATGGGTGCTGCTACAATCGATCCTATTGTGGCTGGAAGGCCCTACAAAGACATCCAAGACTTCGTCAATAGGGATGTGGCCGGACCAGCTCTTAGCCGTAAGCTAACCCACGTAGGAGTCTTAGACTCCCTATATCCTCCCAAGTTAGGTTTATTGGAAAAACTTCAATTGTTTGAGAATGCTCTAGAGATCAAGAAACACGATAAAAAAGTAGAAAAGGCAAGATTAGAGGGTAAAACCATAAAAGCCTCTTTGCCCAAGTTGGGTGAGATTCCAGAAGAATATCTCAGCATTGAAAAAGATCCTATGAAGAACGCTGCTATAAAGAAATCGATTCTTCCTAGCCTTTTAGTTGGTTTGAGAGATCTCGGCATGAAGTACTCCAAATGTTTGGAATATAAAGACATTCCTTCTAAAATGATGGTATCTGCTGAAGGGCGAAGGGGTGTAGAGTTTGATACTAGGTACAAGCCAACCGATAAAGAGAGGATTTTCTTGATTAGCGGGGAGATGCTCCAACAATTGGACGAGCAAACTGCTGAAGAGGTATCGGAAGATAAGTATGCGGTAGTTACTGCTTTCATTGTTGAAACTAAGGTATTTGACTATAAGAAAAATACAAAGCAAGCATTGAAGGTTGTAATGGACGTAGATGGGGTAACTAGTGAGAAAGTTCTATGGCCAGACTACTTCACCCAAGAATTGACTTATCCCAAGGAGCTTAAGAAGGGCAACATTTGTACAATTTTCCTAAAGAAACGTGCAAATAAGGCAGATGTTTGTTCAATTACAGAAATTGTAATAGAGGCTTGACAGATCGATCTTTGTCAGATATGCTTTTAATATGAAGTTGATACTCTTAATCGCTTTACTAGTATTTCCATCAACAAGTTACGCCGATCATCCTCAGTGTGGGCAAATTAGGGTAGCCATCGTAGATACAGGCCTGGACTTAAAAGATCCCAGATTTTCTGGACGACTATGCCAAACCGGACACAGGAATTTTGTAGAAGGTGAGGGTCTGGAAGATAGGCATGGTCATGGCACTCATATTGCTGGACTGGTAGAGAAATATGCTGGATCTGCCGATTACTGTATGCTCATTTATAAATACTACGCAGATCTATCTTCAGGATATGTCAATTTAACTAGATATTTGCAAGCCATTAGGGCAGCTAAGGACAACGGAGCGACTATCATAAACTTCTCCGGTGGTGGCCCAGAGTTTTCGGAAGAGGAATATGTCTTTATTAAAGATAGTCCTCAAATAACTTTTGTAGTGGCTGCTGGAAATGATAATAAGAACCTAGACATTCCAGGTAACGGATATTATCCAGCTTCTTATTTCTTACCTAATGAGATTCCCGTGGGCAATATAGATTCAAACGATAACAAAGTTAAGTCTTCAAATTGGAGTAAAAGAGTAACTGTCAAAGAACATGGCGAAATGGTATTTTCTACCCTTCCATGCACTTTCAATGGTAGGATACTTTGTGACGGTTTCATGACAGGAACTTCTCAAGCAACCGCAATTCATACTGGAAAATTAGTTGCAAAATTATCCAAAACATGCAATTATAGGAAATAACAATGGCAGACAATACAGACTTTAAGGTTATCAAGAAGAAAGAGATCGACAAGGGAACTACTTTAAAGGTGACCAAAAATATCATGAGCGGCAGAATATTTGTAGAGTTTGCTTCTTTGGATCCCAAAATTATTCTCCAGAAGAACTTCCAGGATACGATAGATGGCAAATTGCAATCTGAGAAGTTTGCTAAGAGCATCACCAGTACGGATCAGTTGATGAAGTACTTTGGTATTAAGAAGAAAGTTTTATGATTACCCTACTATTGGTTTTCCTATTTGTCCTCTTCTCTCTTACTTTTATTGCAGCGGCAGGTGGGGGTGGACTAGTTAGAGTTCATAAAAATGAAGAGTGGACTAAATTCAAAAATGGCGTTCCTGTGTGCGGTGTTGGCAGACGAGGTTATTGGACCAACAGTCACACTTTCGGTGGTGATTGGCCATTTAGGGAGCGCCCAGATGGAACTTGGTATGACCCCAAAACTGGTAAGGATTGTGTAACTATGTCCCTTAATGATTTGCTTAAAAAGCACGAAAAGAAAGATAAATCATGAAGGTAGATCTTGGTAAATTCGACCTTAAGGTTTGGAGAGAAATAGCCGTAAAAGCAACGCCGGGACCATGGGGTCCGTGGAGTGGAAACTGGCCATTCTATGTCGATGTAAGGAAGCCTTCTCAATCCTTATCAAAACATGACGATACAAGACCAACTTATTGGCGTTACGAAGATGCTGAGTTTGTTTTGAATTTTGCCCCCGAAGTAGTTATTGCATTGCTGGATCGTATAAAAGAGTTGGAAAATATCGTAAACAAGGAGTAATTATGTCACTAAGTACTATTCTAAAAGAGATGGAAACGAATCGCCCAAATGCTGATATGGATGTTCAAATGGGATCCGAGGCTACTTATGGTGGCCGTGTTGGTCTAAAACGTGCTGCAACAGAGACCCTAAAACGTCTGAAACTTCAATACCGCAATGAATTGATGACCTCTACAGCGTTTATCGTAGTTACCGGAGATGGCAGGGACAGTTTCGGCCAACTAGCTTCTGGAGATAATTTTGGATGTTTCTTGGCAGACCCAGAAGAATTCTACAAGGACTTGGCTTCTAGGATCAACCCTACTCTTTTTGGCAGGGAAGGAGTTAGACAGCTTTTCAATATCGCCGGGAATATCTTGGAGGATAAAGCGTTGGAGCTTGACATCAACTCCTATCCAATGTTAATGTTTAACGAGAAGTATAACTCAGCGGTTAATAGTGTAGAGGACTTTGTTCCATTGATTAGGAATGCCGTTAATGATCAAGTAGGGTCTGAAATTGTTGGAATTAATGCAATTCATTCTATCGTTGATAAGGCCATTGGAAAGAACCATTCGGCATCAGTTACCCCTGTGGTGCTTAATACGGCAGATGAGAAGTTTGCTCTAGATCTTCAAAATAATCTTAAGAGATTGACCGGTAAGGTATTTTTGGTAGTTGCTGGTAAGGCATCAAAAAATCTTTATAAGACCAAGGAAGTTGTTCTGGTCAAAACAGTATCAGAGGAGAGTGTTGGGGAAGCATTAGCTACGATTCGCAGTAAGATTCTACAGTAAAACTAACAATAAAAGGGAGATAACATGGAAGACTGGAAACCAAATTACGACGGTAAGAAGCAATACAAGAAGAAGAATCGCTATAAGCAAGAGGATGGAGATGTTGTTTTTCGCATTCTCCCTCAACCAAAGGGTAAAAATGCAAAGCGTAGCGGGGACTGGAGCAAATATCATTCGGTTCAGTTTGGCTACAAGAATTCAGAAGGTAAGGCACGTCCTTTTGAGAGCCCCCAAGTAAAGAAGGATAAGGTTGTCTTAGTTGCAGACGCAGCGTTGGATCGTATTAACGACCTTAAAGCAAAACTTGAGGTTGCTCGTTCCGAGAATAACGGACCTTTGATTGCCAAGCTTAACACCTTGATTGGCTTTAAGGGAGTTTATAGCGTTGATAATAATCACCACATGAACGTTATTGGTCTAGATAACAATATTGGTGGTCTTAAAATTCGCTATAAGGCGAAACTTGCCTTGGACGAGGAAATCAAGAAACTTCGTGCTCAAGGAATTGATCCCCTCTCCCTTGAAGATGGACGATTCTTTGTTTTTACTCGCACTGGAACTAGCAATGATACCGCCTTTAAGGTTTCAGTATATACCGAAAGTTTGGACGTTCCTGGTATTGGCAAGGTTGACAGGCAAGTAGTTCATAAGGTTACTCCAGAGATCCTCCTTCGTCTTGAGGAAGAGGGGTTTGATTTGGATGACATTGCTCCAAAGCTCACAGCTGAAGAGGTGGCCAAAATTGTTGCTACTTCTGATTTGTTGACTGGCCGAAGTCCTGCTTGTGATGAGTTCTTCGATGCTCGTTGGAAGGCTCGTCGTGCTCTCGCGACAGCTTTAGTAGATGAGACACTTCAGTCAAGTGGAGATGATGAGGAAGAGTATAGGGCTCCAAGTGCTCAACCTACCGGTTTGGCTATGCCCGTAACCGCACCTGTTACTATCTCAAATCCACCAAGTGCTCAACCTACTGGTTTGACTACGCCTAATGTCAGTCAAATTGGAACAGGTGAAGACATGAGTGACGAGGATTTCTTTAAGGAAATCGGAAATACTGGAACTTAATAGAAAGGGAGCCCATGGAATTGAATCCAGATACTGATTTATCAATCGATATTCATAACTTAACTGCAGAATTTCGAGGGCTTCCTTCTACTTTATTTAGGTACTATCAGTACAAGGCTAAAGTAGAAGCAAACAGAGATACTTGTAAGGCTAAGCTCAAGGAGACTAGAGCTTTGGTCTACAAGAGAATTAAAAGCGATTCGTCAGTTAAGTATACAGAAAAAGGTCTAGAATCAGAAATAGACATTGATCCGGCAGTTATAGACGCACAAATGAAGCTTATTAGAGCCGAACATGACGCCTCAACTTGGGGTGGTGCAGTGGACTCTATGAAAGCAAAAAAAGACTGTCTCATCCAACTTGGAAGTGATCGTAGGAAAGAAATAGCATAAATATGGCAAAACAAGAAGTATCCCTAATTGAAAAAATTCGTAATCGTTTAAATGAGAATAGTGGTAAGGAATTGGTTAAAACGTTTGGTCCAGATGACAACCTTCTGCAAGTTAGGTCTTGGATTCTCCTTAAACCCTTCTTTAAGCAAGCTACGGGTGGGGATGGCTTTCCATGCGGACACATAACTCAAGTCATAGGTAAGCCAGACAGCGGAAAGACAACTTTGGTTATGGAAGGAATCGTTTCTTGCCAAAAAGCAAGTGGAGTAGTTTTTCTGATTGATTCAGAGCATAAATTCTCCATGCCAAGGCTTACTCTGATGGGTGGAAATCCTAAAGAAGTCTTGGTCACTCCTACAAATACCCTAGAAGAGGCTTGGGACGCTATCGAAAAGATCCTTGCTGAGGCCCAAACCCTACGTGAAGAGGGTTTTACGGGGCCAATAATGATCGTTTGGGACTCAGTTGCAGCTTCAGTTCCAGAAGCAATGATGGAAGGAGAGGCCGGAGACGCCCATTTTGCAGTAGAAGCAAAGCTTAATAACAAGAACGTTCGTAGGCTTCGTCAATCCATTGATAAATCTGAAGTTGCTTGCGTATTCATTAATCATTATTATATGACTAATCCCAAGACTAAGTATGAGCAACCAGAGCTTATCATTAAGGGCGGAGAGGAACTTTCTTTCTTTTCAACCTTGATTATTCGTACCAAACAAGGTGCCAAGATCATGCGAACGGTTCTAGGCGAAGAACAACAAATTGGTAGGACTACTAGATTTTTTACCCATAAGGGTCATTTCCATGGTAGGACGATTACCAAGGATGTCTCTGTAGTGGATCTGGGCATTTTAGAGACACCTGAAGAGTTACTAGAATACAAGAAATCTCTCAGAGGAGAGCTTTAAAAGTTTGGCGGCGGCGTGGAAAGCTGTGGGAGTAGCTCAGAGGAGAAAGCGGGGTCGAGAGATCTGCTATGTGGGTTCGAGTCCCACCACCACTGGAGACACGCATCGGAAGGTGGAATGAGTAGGTACTGCAACGTCGGGCGTAAGTCAGGCGTTAATGCGTCATCTTTATAGTCCTACTAGTAGGAGTAGCGTCCTACCCGCCAATAAATTTAACGGGTGCTCATCCTAGGTATTTGGGCCACAGTCAAAAGAATCGGATGAAGTGTCTGATTGCCCGTTAAAATTAAGAAAGGTTCCCATGTTACATGATCCTGTCATTCGTCCTGAAGCCTCAGATAAGAAAATAAGAACTTCAGATGATTTTGAACTTTGTTACCTTAGACACCAATACTTTCGGCGAGTTAAATACAATCCTACCGTAGAAGAGATGCAACCATACATGAAAATCGTGGAGCATCTTACCAAAAATACCTTCTTTACCTACTTCAATCTGTTCAAATCGGTAGGCATGTATCACGACGACGTACTAAATATTGGTAGAGTACACCTGGTATCCTTCCTTGGTTTATACGCTCTGGATAAAGTGAAAGATAAAGAGAAGGAATGGATAGTAAAATTTATCATCAAGAACAAGAAAGATCCTGAAGAAAAGGATTATGATCAAAAAAATAAAGCAAACTTTACCATGTTCTTCAAACAGCGCATGGAGGATCTGGTAAGGGTATGTCGCCAGAAGGCCAGGAATATAAAGGGTCAGCCATCAGAAGAGTATGTTATTTTCTGTGGCAAGAATAGGCCCCCTAAGTATCATAAAAAATTGCTAAAAGATTATGAGGAACTAGAGTACAAAAAGATGGATTTTCCTACTTTCAAGTCGATTAGGAAGAAGGCTAATGTCAATAGCGATGCCACCATCTTCGAATTTAGCGGTTTTTGGTACGTAGCTATTGCCTTAGAACAAAAGAATTTGGACATTGACGACATCATTGGTTCTGACTCCAATCCCTACCATAACGAACACAACATGCAACCAGACGAACTCTACGTTTCTCTGCCAATTAATGGCCAGAGTTGGACCTCTAATATTGATGGACATCCAATGAATAAGGTGGAAAAAGAATCGGAGCATTTCCAAAAAGTCTTCTATAAGAAATGTGATTATAGAAAAAGAGTAATTCTGCAAACCTTCATTGCAAAAAACAAAAATATGGTACACTATAAAGAGGAAGTTAAGACCGCCAGAAAGCTCTTAATGTCCCTCGGAGGCTGGATCAGATGAGTGAAGATAGGGTTGCCATAGATAAGATCATAAGAGCTTGGAAATCCGAATACGGGGTTAATCGTACTGGTGAAAAGGGAAGTGCTTATAAAATTATGTCACCATCTGATTTACAAGAGAATTTTAGGATTCTAGCAAGGACCTTAATGGATGCTGGATATACCTATGAAGAAATAGATGATCCACATGTTTCTGTTAAAATAGCAGATATTTGTTGGAGGGAAGACAAGATAATAAAAATGTCAACAGCTGCCGTGAGAGCAGCCAAAATAAGTTTTGCTACTGATTGGAATGACGTTATATCCGATAAAGAATTTTCTGGCATCAAAATGTCCAAAGTAGAACGTAAGGCACCTAAAAAGGCCGATGTGAAAGAACACGTACCAACAGATCCCAATAACATAATCATCCCAGACCCCGCCTTATACTTCGATACTCCTCAAGATTTAGAGTTTCTGGCCTTAATTGGAGTAGATCCAGAGGGGGACAAGTGAGTAAGGAACTGGACGAACTCAATGCAAAACTTGGAAAGGACCTAGAACTTCATAAGCGTAAAGAAGTCTTGTCTGAAAAAGAAATAACTCTAAGGGAACATAAGGTTGAAATAGATCTCAATAACTTGATAAAAAATACCTCCGAAATAGAAATAGCCAAAACTATAGGTTTCGGTAAATTGACAGCGGGAGAAATAGAACAATTAGTAAGAGAAAATGAAGACTATATGTTGGCCGCTAAACACTCCATGAACTTTATTAATAAGGAGTTTGCTGGCACCGTACCCTATTTTAGAAAGAATCTCATTGTTGTTTTGGCTGATACCGGACATGGAAAATCAACGGCTGTTGCCAACATAGTCTATGAGACCATAAGCCGTATAAATCCGGCTACTGGGAAAATGGGTAGAGTATTGGTGATAACCAATGAAGAGGCTTCTGAGGATTTTTACAACAGAATTACTTGTTTTATTAAGGGTTGGAACTACACCAAACACAATGAGTTCTCGGATATACAGAGAAAAATATTTAACGAATACATTCCAATTCTAGCCAAAGGTGGCAGGTTAACTGTAATCGGAGACACTTACCAGGGGATATCCGGCTGGACACGAACTATTGAGGGAATCAAGACCATTCTGGACAGTCTTATCAGGGATGAAGTCTGGTATGATGCCATCATTATTGATTATTATCAAAATGTTACCAGATCTAAGCTAGACTCCAGGCTAGACATAAATAAGTGCCAAGAGAAGTTTGCTGATATGTTAGATGAGTTTAAAACGTCCTATCCAGCACCAATAGTCGTCTTCGCTCAAATAAATAAGCGTAGAGATGAGGAAGATACGACCCCTTTCAATGTTAGAATCAAAGGTAGAAAAATTATTTGTGATAAAGCCACTTTTATCATGGAACTCATACCAGTACATGAACTTCGTTACAGCAGGTGGCTTGTCCATAAGACTCGTTTTACTGGAACCATTAATAAGGAAGTAGAAACTGGATTTGATAAGGGAAAGTTTGTTCCTTATTCCGTTGATTTTAAAAAAAATGTTGCTACGATGAGAGAGAAGGAACTTACGGAAGATGCAGAGAAAATCTTAGGTGTGGCTGAGAAGGCCGAAGTAAAAATTGTTGAAGAAAATAAAGGAGATACAGATGAATCGTCAAACTCGTGAAGAATTGAATCAGTTGTCAAAAGAGGCATTTGGTACCCGTTCCCGTTGGCAAAAGCTTGTAAATAATGGCTTTGCAGAGCTTCTAGAGCGTGATCGTGAGGTTATGGTTCCTACTCGCAAGGGGTTGGAGCTTAAGACTTTTACTGACAGGAAGTACGTTTCTCGCCACTATACTGTTGATGAGGTTCGTAAGGTAATGACGGATCTGTTGGCGGCTAGAAAAGCGGCCATTACTCCCAGTGTCTTGGCTGAAATTGAAGCTGACAAGATAGAAGATGGAACCACTCTTATCCTCAATACAGAAACTTTCAAGGCCCTAAGCGATACAATTAAGGGGTAAGTCTTGGATCCAAAAGGTCAATCTATTCTAAAACTTCTTTTTAATGAGGGGGAGACCGTTTGCGTTAGCAATAACGAATTTGGTTTCCACTCCATACCCCTAAAAAATGCTTTAGATGGATATGTAGCCCTAACATCTCCCAATGAGTACGTTCCTATTACAGTTTATCCTACTTCTGAGCTTATAATGGTCGCCATAAACCCAATTAATGGATTCAGGACAGATGCCAATGTTCAGAAGTTCAGATCCTTTCTATGGGAATGTGATATGGGCTCTATGCAGGAACAACTGGGATACTTTAAGAAAGTCGGCGTTCCACTATCAGCACAGATATTCTCTGGCAATCGATCTATCCATTCAATAACCGTATTGGATGAGGACATTACTGACGAGAAGACCTACAGAATGTTATATCAATGGGGCCTAAACATACTCACCTTATGCGACCAAAACTGTAAGAATCCCTCTAGAAGCACTAGAATACCGGGTGCCTATAGAGAACCTGGCAAGAAACAAAGGCTTAAGTTTATAGGGAAAAGGGTATCTCATAAAGAGTTTATGGATTGGTTGAATCAATACGAGCACTTACGACCAAAAGTTAAACCCAAAAAAGAGGTTCCAGAAGGTGAGGCCGATTTTAGTAGACTTTCCCCATGGGCTCGTATTATGCTTAGTAAGGGAATCGTTTTTAAGAACGGCAGGAATCAAACCTGGTTCGGACTAGCAGTGGACTGCGCTCTTGCTGGATTTACTGAAGAACTTACGATTGAGACGTTCATGCAGAGATTTACAGAAGAAAGTGATTTTAAAGAAAAAGAGCTTTTGATTACGATTGCAAGCGCTTTTAAATACGTGAATGAAGGAAAAAGATGAAGAAAATGTTAACTTTTGATGACGTATTGATTGTTCCAAAGTTTTCAAGTATTTCTAGCAGGAAAGAAGTGGACATTTCTTCAACTACCTCAGGCGGGTGTTTTGAGGATATTGGAGCAGACTTTCCAGTGATTAGCGCCAATATGGATACCGTAACTGGTCCAGATATGGCTAGAGCTATGCTAACTTATGGGGGTCAGGCCTGTTTACATAGGTTTTGCTCTATTGAAGAGAATGTCAAGATGTTTGCTGCTTCAGAAATTGACATGGTTAATGGCGTTCCCATTTATGGGGGCGAATACTACATTAGGCCCATGGTTTCTATAGGTTTAGGGAAAGAAGAACTGGACAGAGCTTCCGCCCTATATGGAAATAATGCTACCCGCTTCATCATTGACGTAGCGCATGGCGCTCAACAGGCAGTAGTAGATCAAGTACGGAATCTCAGAGACATTATTGGGAGTTATGGGTCTATCATTGTGGGCAATTTTGCCAGTAAACAGAGTGTTGCCGACTTCCTACAAAGGGTCTCAGGTAAGGTAGATGGTATCAAAGTAGGTATTGGTCCTGGATCCGCATGTACGACCAGAATTAAAACTGGCGTAGGATTTCCTCAATTTTCAGCAATTCAAGAAATTTCATTTTTACTCAGACCTCTCGGTATTCCGCTCATAGCTGATGGAGGGATGAGAACTCCTGGAGATATCTGTAAGGCTTTAGGTGCAGGTGCTTCTATGGTTATGTTGGGAGGAATGCTTGCCGGTGCAGATGAAACTCCAGGGGAATTGCTATACGTAGATAGTTTGGGTGAAGCGGTGAAAGCAGAAAATTTCTTAGCTAGAAAAATATTTTTAGATGGTACTTTTGAACTAATTAGAGATGAATATTCTGAAAGTTTTAAGAAAGTCAAAAAATATCGTGGATCTGCCTCTAAAGAATCTTATGATTTGCAAGGTAAAGTAGGCGACCATCGCACTTCTGAAGGGGAATCCTTCCTAGTCAGCCATAAGGGTCCGGTAAAATCGATCTTACAGGATATTGAGGGTGGCTTACGTTCTGCTATGACTTATGTAGGAGCTAGGACACTAAAAGAATTTCATGACAAGGTGGAGTTTATTAGAGTTAGCAGCTCTACTAATTTAGAAAACAAAGCGCACGGCGATAACTGAGGTGATCCTTGATTCGTGACCAGGAGATAGAAAGGCTAGTCAATTATATCAAGGGCATTGGCCTTAAGGTCACCTTTAGCTCTAAGAAGAGCGATATTGCCGCTTCCTGGTATTTGGACAATAGCGGAATCACCATCTATAAGGCAAAAAATACTACCAAAATAGATACTGTCCTATCCCTAATCCATGAGATTGGTCACAGCATGCACAATCTGTGGGAAAAAAATCGCGAAATAGATTTGAGATTCGAAAGTGCAATAGACCACGTAGAAAAAGCTGGGGAACTGAAAATGGATGCCCAGAAGAAGCAATTAAGGATCATCTTAAATAATGAGATTGCTGGAACTAAGTATTGGCACCAAATATATAAAGAAACTAACATGAAGTTTCCGATTTGGAGGCTTGAGATAGCGATGGAGTACGATATTTGGCAATACGAAGTCGAATACGAGACTGGCTCAAATCCTTCACGAAAAGAGAAAAGGGAAAAAAGAAAACAACTTGTTAAAAAGTATAGGAAAAACAATGAGTAAGACCATAAAAATTGGTATGGATGGATTCGTTCTTATAGAGGAATTTTCAGGATGGATAGACGTTTCTAAAGTAAAATTTTATAGTTTGACCTTCAATGAAGATAAGTCTATTGTAGTTAAGTTTTATAACAAAAACAAGAAATTGGTAAAACCATATGGCTCAAAGTAATGACCTTTACGCGATTTCCGGTCGCATCAAGAACATGTTGGCTAGGGAGGATATAGCTCTATCTCCAGTTGGGAACGTCCTTATCAACTATTTTGCATTAATGCTAAAAGATCTATACGATCTATCGGAAAAATTCCCAAACGAATACGCATCACAACTCAGCTCAATGCTAGAACAAAAAGAAATCGTTCCCATGCTAATCATAAAGGTGTCTACACCTAAGGAGGAATTTATGTCCCTATACGATATGGTCAAGGAAGATATGGAAAAGAAGTTATTCAAGACGAATGAAGAACTTTTGAAGAATTTTATGGAAGAATACGAAGCTCTAGGGGCGGAATACGGTATGACTGGAGAGGAATTTTGGGTCGAGGCCGAAAGTGCTTCAAAACAGATTCCAGATCATTGGATCATAATGAGATTGGCCCGTTCTATTCATATGTGCAAATATTTAATCGAAAAAGATAAAAATAACCCCAAAGACGATTGACACTAGATTCAGGACATGTTAGTGTTGGTTTAGGATGGAATTTTAAATGAATTATCCAGAGTTAGATTTAAAACTTGGAATAGATACTAAAGAGAAACAGTATCTGGAAGTAGAATGTAAGTATAACGCAGATGACATAGATCGCGTTACATTCAAGGATCTAGCTAATAGCCTTAATCCCAAAAGCTTCATATATGTGGAATCAACCGATATCTATTATTCTTTAAGCGAAAACGAATTTTTAAGACAAAGACTTCCAGCAGAAAACAAACAAGGATCTGAGGAACATAGATCCGAGCTTACCTTCAAAAAGAAACATATTGAGCAAAATAATTGGACAAGGACGGAAGTTAATCTCAGAACTGACCTTAACGATCCCGCATTGGTGGGAGCTTTCTGCGAAGGTCTTGGATATAAGAAGAACTTTTCTATAAGAAAGTGCTGTGATATCTATTTCTTTGATGACGCCGATATTGTCTATTATACAGTTAAAGACGAAGATGGGAAGTATGCCCATTTTATTGAAATTGAGGCGTCAGAAGACATTGGAATGACCCCAGATCAGTCCTGGGAAGTTGTCTTGAAATACGAAAAGCTTTTAGCGCCTTTAGGAATAACTCCTCAAAAACGTAAGAGATTGTCATTGTGGGAAATGTATAGGCGGGGATTTTAGCTGAAGTATATTTTAGCGAATTTTCAAAAACCAACAAACTATGAAATACATAGGAGAACAACGTGCCTTATATTAAACAAATGGATAGATCCAGGTTTGGTGAAACTTTTAGAGAGCTATACAGGGCTGGTAAAATCAATAATCCTGGTGAATTGAACTATCTTTTTACAATGATAATTAATCACTACCTGATAGGTAACGGAATGAACTATCAGAGGATCAATGATGTTATTGGAGCCTTGGAGGGTGCCAAACTAGAATTCTACAGGAAAGATGTAATAGCTTACGAGGATGAAAAGATTAAAGAAAATGGTGATGTGGACGCATGAAACCAGAATACAATCTTGGATGGGGCGACCCTTTAATTGTCAGGCAAGCTCTTGTAGAGACTCTAGGAAGAAACTTTTCCTTTGCTGATAAGCCATTAAGTGATATGGGCTACCCCCCACATCTAGGGAGTCCTAAGCTCATAGAACAACTTAAGGACTTAGCAGAGAGGCATTCTGACCATAGACCAAAGCATATGATCGTTACTTGCGGTGCAACGGGAGCTATTAATGCAGCTCTGTATGCCGTAAAGACTCTGAAAACTGATTGGGTGGTTACGGAAAGACGGCACTATCCAATGTATCCTGCCATTATCGGTATGACCGATATGATAATGATTGACAGGAACA